CTTCAACATACCGACCCTATGCGGGCATGGAATCAACTGAGGTCGCATCCTCAATTTAGAGAAAATGAGGCGGTTCAGGAAATAGCAGAAAGGAGAATGTATGAATGACCGCCTTTGATACTGCTTGGGGGCTTTTTAAGGCTGATGAATGGGTGTATTATGATGTTCATATTACACCAATAAACCAAGATGAAGATTTTGCTATTTGGCAATTAAAAGCCCAGTTAGAAGAAAGGGGTATTGTATTTGATTCAGGTGGAGGTTTAGGTGGCTATAATTGGCATCTTGATTATTCATTGAGAGGGGCGACCCCAAATCAAGTGTTGCGAGCATTAAAAAATACAGGTGTTTCACACAAAATTGAAATGTTTGTAAGTAAGAATGCACCCGACTCTCAAGAATCTTTTACTGGTTTCGGCGACCTATTAGGAGGGATGGAATGACCGCATTTGAACGAGCATGGGGTTTAGTCAAAGAGGACATTGACGATTATCGAGGACACCATGTAGCCCCGATTGAACCCGATTACCATTCGCCCTTGCATGACATGACCGGGATATATCCTGAAGATTTGTATTCGCATTTAGGGGTGCGATACTATGGGGATGGTAGCCAAGAATCACAGGAACGAGATAGACACTCTCATTCAATCATTATGTCAGTTAGAAACAAACCTGATGCAAAGGTGCTTGTTTATAGAACCGTTCCTTATGAAATTGAAGGAAATAAAATTAACCCCGGAGATTGGGTTTCAACATCAAAAGGTTATGCGAAAGAACATGGAATGAGATTCGGACATGGCAGACATGGCGAAGGTGGGTATAAACTCCTTAGAAGGGCAGTAAAGGCAAAGGATTTGTTTAGCGAAGGTAATTCAATTCACGAATACGGATGGAGAGGACACACATGACCGCTTTTGATACTGCTTGGGGTTTGTTGAAGGGAGAAGCATTTTCACCCCATTTTCCTCGCAGAATTGATGCAGAAGCCGTTATCCAAGCGCAAGAACGACCTAATTCAATCTCTCGGCTATCCCGATTACCTAAGCCCCAAAAGGTATTAGATTATCCTTCGTTTGAAGATGGTGATTATTCCGAAGAAGGTCGCAACCGAAAAAATATCCGTTCACGCAATTGGTTAGCCGAACAAGACCGCCCCGTTGAAAATTATGCAATTAGCCCGCCGAAGAATGATTTAGTATGGAACGATTCATACTCAAATCCTGATATGTGGGAATTGGCTCGCTTTGAAGATGTGCCGATTAAGGGTGATGATACTTCTTGGTCAGAAGGCATTACTGAAGAAACGGTTGGTGGTTGGGGTAATTGGGCAGGTAAATTGGCACAGGCTCAAAAGTATGCAGATTTTTACAGGCAGGGATATAGACCACCGCCGTTGAAAGGTGTTGTTAATTATCCTAATACTGAATGGAGAATAAATATCACAGACGGTCACCATAGAGGGGTCATGGCAAACGAATTAGGTTTAGAGTCTTTATTGGGGCGCATTGCGCTTACTGCGAGAACTGATAAGGGATATACGAGGGGCATTACGCCAAAGGATTTAGAAATGTTTTATGAATTGGCGGGTGATGTAATTTGACCGCATTTGATACTGCTTGGGGATTACTTAAAGGAACTCGGAGGTTTGAATATGATGCCGATTATGACTATCTGCCGGATAAAAAGGCAATGCAGGTAGCCGGTATGACGAACAGGGAGGATATGGTAAAGCCCGGACCGCTACCGGGGTTTGTCTATTATAGTGACCTTTTTCAAGGTATTGACAATAAGTTAATGACTGAGGCTGAGGCTGAGAAGTTATGGCCGAGTCATATAGACAGCAAGGCTTTCTTGGCCCCTACAAAGGTTGGCCTCAAACGATATGCTGAAATGGCTAATTGGGGCGGATTTGGCAAACCAAGAGATACACATTTCGATACAAAGAGAACAATAGATAAGTTCACGGCTGATATAGCACCGGAAATGGCGCATGAAGTAGGCCATGCTTTAGATAGCCAGTTCCGAGAGGGGTCCTTTGCCCAAAGAGAAATGCCCGCGCATGTTTTAGAAATGGCTACAAGGGCGGCTATGCAAGATAGAGGTGGTCGCCATACACCGGAACCTATCATACCAAAAGCCCGTAGTCGGGTTCTTGATAGAATCTATACTGGGGAGGATTATACTGGGTCATATCCTACAACCATTCAAACCCCTTACGATAACCCCGATTATCAATATGATATTACTGACGATAAGATAATAGCGGGCGAACCAATGGAAGTCACCATGCGGTTGCTCAAGGATGGAATAATGACTCCTTATGATACTGCGTCAGCGAATATGTCCCCCGAAGATAGGACAAAACTAAATGTTATTATTATGAACTATTTTAACTTGAATGACGATATTCCTATTGAAGAACACAATGAGCATGTCGAGGCAATTATTCGTGATTTTCGTAGCGATAACCCCGTATTTACTCAATATATGCAACACCCAGTCGAGATGGGACAAGTTGGTGAATCCGATACAATACCTACACCTTTTGGGCCTATGAAATCTAATCGCCGTAATGATATAATGTATAATCCCGTTGTTGATACTGATTGGCAAGAGGGGAACAAAGGCGAACCAATGGAAGTCGCTATGCGGTTGCTCAAGGGGGGCGAACCCACTATTGAGTTCGGTGGCAACGATATTTGCCCTAAATGTGGCGGTAAGATGGTTCAAAGGCGAACTCAATTGGGTTTTGACTATCCAGTTGTGCATGGTTGGGATTGCCCGAAATGTGAATCATTTACCCCTCACGACAACAAATATGCTATTACACCACGACCAATCCGTGTTTGTGGTAAATGTAAGGGAAATGGTGGGCAAAAGGAATACAATAAGGAACTTGATTCGTATGAATGCGACTGGTGTGACGGGACAGGAGAGTTTCGCCCATGAACGCATTTGACAAAGCGTGGGACATAGTGAAGATGTCTATGTATCACGGCACAACCGAAGATGCGTGGAAACAGATACAAGAGGAAGGATTCTTGAAGCCGTATGATGCCCCACCTGACTTAACTTGTGGAAATTGGGATGGCAAAGAAAAAGAACTTCAAGAACTGTTGGGTTTGTCTGACAAAGAGTTTGAAACATATTATGGTGGCGATTGGTCGTTTTTTTGGGGCGACCAAGCCACACCGACCATGAATACGGTTGGTGGTAAAGCAGGGGCAATAACGATGGGTGCTGACTGGATGCAAGGTGAGGATGATGCAGTAGTGTTGGAAATTGATGATAAACACCCTGATTCTCCTTATTTCATGCCCGAAATACCCATTCCTGATAAGAGATTGGGTCGTTCTTTCGCATGGGATGATGAGTTCGACCAACGCAGAACCAACAAACCAATTCCGGCTCATTTGATTAGACAATTGACACAAGAGGAAATAGAAGAAGCGCAAGCAACACACCAAATGTTTAATGATTCAGAAAGCCAGCGAAGCCGACTCATGGATGAATTATACCGAAGCCGAGCCATGCGTGAAGATGCCGCCGATGAAGATTTTTATGCTTATGTGGATATGAGAGATAGGCGTAATGAATGGAAGCGAGGGCAACGCAAGAAGTATTGGGGGCCACAGAAAAGGCAGGTGACGGGACCATGACCTCATTTGAACGAGCATGGGATTTGCTCAAGGAAGGGCTTGAAGATGGTGCTAAGTGGTTTAAGCCAAATACTTTTGACGCAGACGATTTGAGAAGATATAGGCGTTATTGTATGGATAATTTTGGAAGGCTACTTGATAGGGAAGATGAGAATACTTTGATGGGTTGGCTTTATTATTTAGAACAGGAAGAAAAACGCCTTAGAAACCCGGATGGTAATATAGGCTTTTTTACCCCTGAGTTGATTATTGGAAATATCAATGCTATGTTAGAGAGATTAGGATTATTAAATACTGATTTGGGAGGGATGGTTTGATGACCGCATTTGAGAGAGCGTGGGATTTGCTCAAGGAAGCAGAAGGGGATATTCCTGAAGAAAATAGAAACGGGGATTGTTATATGGAAGCAGGGAGATGGGTTTGTTCAAATCCGGGGTATTCACTTGCTCATGCTCAAGTGACTGGTCAGGGGCCAATTGAAGGTAGGCAATACGGACACGCTTTCACTACTTACATGGGTGATTTGGAAGGTAAAGTGCATGAAGGTGAACCAGTGGAGGGGGAACACATGGAATGGGCTTATGACCCTTCTACTGACACAAGATTACCATTGGCTTTGTATTCTTTCTTTGGGAGGTTTAATTCAGACGATATAATACGCTACAATGTTGATGAAATGAATAAAAAAATGCTTGAGCATAACACTTGGGGGCCGTGGGATGAAACGGCATTAACGTGGTTTCACGATGCCCCAAGAGAGGGGGGAGATGTTTGACCCATAAAACCCACCAAACAAAAACCAATGGTTTGTGGGGAATGATGGGTGATTTTGCTCTTTTGGGCATTGTATTAGTCGTAATACCTATATTGTTGGTATGTTTGCCCTTTGTATGGGCCATTGGTTGGGTGACTGGTAAATGAGTGCATTTAATAGAGCCTTCAAATTACTCAAAGAGGGTGAACCAGTAGCCGAGTTCAATAATAATGACATTTGCCCGAATTGTGGTTCAAAAAGAACCCAAGAATGGACTTCGTTTGGTTTTGGCTATCCGAGAGTAGCCGCTTGGTGGTGTGGTAAGTGTGAACAATTATTCCCTCACGATAAGGAATATGCTGAAACAAAGCAAACAATCGTAGTTTGCGCTCAATGTCGGGGGGATGGAGATTATAGAGGCCGTGAATGCGATATGTGCAACGGAACGGGGTGGCCCGAATGAGTGCATTTGAACAAGCGTGGCTCATAGTCAAAGACTTTCGTTTTATGGGCGGTTTTCCTAATATCCTAATGGCCGGTGGATATGATATGAACACCGATGAAGCATTCGTCAATCTTTCAAATCGTATTGAACCTGCATTTAGAAACATGACCTCAGACAAAGAGCGAATGAACAGGGTAATGCAAATCTTAGCACATGAATCCACCCACCAAGCCCTTAACCCACCCCATACTGATGATATTTGGAATGCTGTTCGCACCAAATTACCTGATGATGCGTCTGATGAGGAAAAGAGGGTTGCTCAATCCAAAGTGGATAATGATTGGGAGAGGTTTCAAGAATATGGTGCTTGGTCTGCGACTCCGGGTATTGACGAAGATGAAAGACGGAAAATGTTAGCATTATACGGCATTTACCCAAAGGGGGGTAAATGAATATGAGGGATAAGAAATACGAAGGAAGTAGGAGAGATATTCAACCTTCGCCAAATGATATGCTACGTTGGTATTTAGATACAGATAGCATATACCGTTTTATCCCCGACCCTAAAGCCCGCGCCAAGTTTTCTCAAAAGGGGTGGGTATCACCCTCTTATGTTGAATCCTTAATGTTTGGAAACCCTGCTGATAAAAACCAAGACATACCTGAAAAAAACAAATTAGAGTATTTGGTGGGCCGGTTAAACGAAGCGAAAAAAAATAGAATAGAAAATAAACCCCAACCCTTTTTTCAACCTAATCCTTATGATAAAGATAGAGCAAATATATTAGAAACAATAAAAAATACGCCAATTAGTGAATTATTAAAATTAACACGCGAAGGCACATTGCCCCACAAAGAATTATTAACAGATTATTGGTGGAATGTTAATCCTTCAGGCCAAATGTCGGGTGGTTGGGACACCCCCCAAAGATATTTACCTGTTAAAAAACCCCCCTTAAAACACCTCCCTCCTTCTCTTGCACTACCCCCTAAAGATGAAACCGGCCATCGTGAAGGATTTAGGCGCATGACTTCACTGGAAGCGGCTAACGAATTAAACCAACGGGTATCGCAACGACAGGAAGATAACGCTGATGTTTTGCATAATTATGTTAATCAATTTATACCCAATGTTAGAGATTGGAGGGGTTTAGCGGGGTTTAGGCAAGGTGATAAATGGATAAGCCCAAAACCTGACGCATACATACGAAACAATACCCCCATCCATACTTTTGACCCTGATGATGAAAACAGCGCAGTAATTGTAAATGAAGCCTTCCCTGAGAATTGGCAATTACTACATCGTAGTGATGATACTTTGGATGAATGTTCTTGTGGTTGTGGAGTTGAAGCCAGTCTAATAAAAGCCACCGCAGATGAGGCAGCCTACAAAGAGTTTAGAGAGCGATTAACTATGTCGCCCTTTAACCGATTTGATTTTAATGCTGCTTTAGAGCAGTTTGGTGAAGGAGGGTTTTATTTAGACGAAAATACTAATAATTTTTTTGATAAAGAAGGTCAGCAATATGGTTTTGATGAAGATGAGGGGGAATATCAATTACCTCTTGGCCCTATCCCTACTCCATTGGGTCAAGGTCTTGAAGCAAGAGTATTCAATATACCGACCCATGATATGGTGGCTAAAGTGCCAAAAGATTCAGATAGGGGGCAACGCTCGGCCCTGCAAAATACCATTACGAGGCATCCTTTTAATTTAATTGGTGGTAATAATAATTTTATGAATAGTCATTTAATGTCTGCGCCGGACAATGTAATGAGAAGCCCCTTAGAGGCTTGGTGGTCGAAAGTATTAGGTGATTTTACAGACGGAGATATAAGCCCTTATTCAGTATTTAATACTAAATATGGTGATACTTCTTCTTTGGATTTAGTGCAGGAGAAAAGCCCTACTTTTCAAGAAGCATTAGAGTGGGGCATTGCTGATGAAGCAAGGTTGGGTGGCATTGCGGCGCATCTTTTCGGCTTAAAAGATATAAATGTTGATGAAGATGACATGGTAGAATATCTTGATGGGTTAAGGGATGAAGATATTGATTGGGAAATAATAGATGCAGCAGGGGGAGATATGGATGAAGCCCGTCAAATGGCCGCTAACGAATATGGTAATCCCCAACCATTCTATGAAGAAGGGGGCAATGTAGGGGCTGATGGGCGAATTATTGATTATGTTTCAGAAAGCCCCTTTATTGATGATGAACGGGGGTTATATGGGCAAGAAGAAATTGCTCGCTTATTAGCCTCAGCCAAGAGAACACCCATACCAAAACGCTATCCCCAATATACCCCTGATATTAGCCGTGATGTAAGGCAAATAATTAGCGAATTGGATGATTCACGGAAGAAGAAGCGTTTGTTGGGGTCAAGTATTGACTTCCCTAATAGTCGCTTTGAGGTGGAGGGGTTTTGATGCGGCAACCAAATCTCTCTATATTTAAGGTTTTCCCTACGGATGATGATTGGGGGAAACCATCTAAACCCAAGCCAATTGAAGTAGATTGGCCGTGTAAGACCTGTAAAAAAAAGAAGTGTAAATGTGAACCGATTGAAAAAGCGTTTAATTTATTGCGTAAAGCCCCTACGTGGACTTTATATGATGATGAGTCTATGGATAAACCACCCTCAATTGATTGGGGCCGTTATCCTGATATTCTTGCTGATTTGATAGGTGCAACGACAGAAAATGATACCGCTTGGGAATCAAAAGAAGGAGATGCCCGTGGTGTTATGCGCTCGATTTTATTAGAGCAAGAAGGCGAAGAAAATTATGACAATGCCATTACTAATTTTACGATGGCTGCGGATAAGCGAGGTCAAGGGCTATCAAGAGAACGCCTCCAAGAGTTTATTGATGATGTTTCTGAGTGGGGAACAGCCCATGTCACTAATGTTGAACGGGATAAAATTGACTACTGGAATAAATTAGTGAATGAGGGGCTTATTGAAAGTGCGTCTGATAAACCTTATGTTAGGCAAACCCCTGATGGTGAAATTAAGCGGCTTATTGATAAAGCGTTTGATGTATTACGTAAAGAAGATGGTGCTTGGGTTTTTGGGCATGACCGTGATGATTTAAGCCGAGGATATGTAGCCACTTGCCCCTGTGGGTGGAAAATATCACACAAAGAGGTTATGGGTTCTATGACTCCATCTCAATTAAAGAGAAGGGGGCCTCCGGGTAAGCAAGGGGTTCATAAGGCCGCTTCAGACCACCATGCAATATGTTCATATTGGCAACAATAATCATTGACCCTTTTTCTTAGATGATATTACATCATCAATACGCAGAACCATAATGGCCGTTTCTACTGCTGATTTTAATGCTTGACTAATAACACGCTTTGGCTCATACACATTTGCCATTCGCATATCCCATGTGCCGCCATTTTCTATCTCAATACCCATGTGTTTGCCCGCTTTAAGACTGTGTGCTTGACGGAGGTGCATCATTTCATCCACAGGGTCAAGACCAGCGTTTTCTGCTAAAGTGCGAGGGATTACTTCAAGTGCCTTAGCAAATGCCTCAATAGCCATTTGTTCACGCCCTGTGATATTTTTTGCGTATTTATCTAATTTAAGTGAAAGAGCAGTATGAATTGAACCCCCACCAGTTAATACTGCACCGTCTTTGTATGCCAATGATACAACACCTACCGCATCGTCAAAAGCCCGTTCTACTTCTTCAACATAATGAACAGTGCCACCCCGAAGTAATAATGTGACGGCATCTTTGTGAAGATTAGTAAAAAAGGTCATATTATGTTCACCAACCCTCTTAACCTCCATTTCAGCACAAAAGCCCAAAGAATCATAGGATAAGTCGTCAAGGTTGCTAATAATGTCTGCACCAGTAGCAATCGAAAGGTTTTCTATGTCTGAGGTTTTTACTTTTTCAAGAGCCATGATGCCCGCTTTAGCAAGGTAATGTTTCACCATATCGTCTATTTCACGCTGACAGATGAGTATTTGTGCCTTACTTTCAATGATTTTAGCCACAATGCCCTTCAAATAGGCTTCTTCTTTAGCAAGGAACGCTTCTATTTGGTTTGGGTCGGTAATTTGGATATTGGCATCCATTTCTGTTTGTTTAACTTCGAGCGCACTATTGATAATGGCTACTGTATGATATTCTGTTTCTTGTAGTAAAAGAGGCATGGCTGAATGAACGGGGTCTTTATCAATAACCAAACCATGAATTATGCGACTATCTTCACCTGAACCACCTACCGCTTTCACTATATTGATATTATCAAGATTAACATTCCCGTTATCTGCAATTAACTCCACTACTTCAACACAAATGGTTGCGAGATTGTCCTTAAACGAATCAGCCGATTTACCAGTAAGGGCAGTAGTGGCGATATTGATTAGTGGCACATCTTGTAATTCATAATTGGGTAATAACTTTTGTATGTATTTGCCCGCCATACGATACCCCTTGCATATTGTAGTTGGATGAACATTTTGGTCTATCAATTCCTCAGAACGCTTGAGTAATTCACCCGCAAGGATTACCGCACTGGTTGTCCCGTCATAGCATTCTTGCTCTTGGGTTTGCGCTACTTCAATAATCATCTTGGCCGCAGGGTGGTCGATGGCTATTTCACGAAGGATAGTAGCACCATCATTAGTAATAGTCACATCACCGCCTTCATCAACCAGCATTTTATCCATTCCTTTTGGACCCAAAGTGCTTCTTACTGCATCTGCGACAGCCCTTGCCGCTGCTATGTTATTCAATTGAGCATTCCTGCCTTGACTCCTTTCTGTTCCTTCCTTCAAAATAAAAATGGGTCCATTGGGTCCGTTCATCATGGATGGGGGCAAAACGGCATAGCCTATCAATGCTTGCATGGCTGACAACCCTAACATACCCTTTGAGGATTGAACATTATGGGTCCAATACTATTGTTTTTGGTTAAAATAACCTAAATGTTTTTGAAAGCAAACCTTTAGGGATTGATTATATGGTAGGTGATTTAGAGGCTTCCGCCATTGAACCACGTAATTTGCGGGAACGGGTTAATGATATTCTATTACCCGATGAAGATACTATCCCTGATTTTGAGCAGATAGACATGGGGAATGACCCATGTTGTGGTAAAGCAAGGGAAATGTGGTATAATCTCTTGGCGCAATCAGATATTCAACCCCGTGGCTATGAATCAAAAATTATAGAAGGCTATGATGCAATGAGTTGTGAAGAATTGGAAGCGGCTTTGCGTGATTTTGCAGGTGATATACCCGGCCCGTTCTATCAAAATAATGTCACAAGCCGTAAGCCTGAATTACCACCAACGGAGTTTCATTTTTATGCTCGCCAAGTATTGGACCAATGGGATAAATGCAAGTTTGCCGGATTGGAGGGTAAAGAAGCACGTGAAATGGGCTTTTATGCCTCAGAAGATGCGTTTGAAATAGCATGGGACACTTTACTCAAGGGGCGAGATTATTTAGACCCTGAAATATATTCTGCTTATCATAACCTTATGAACCGCCCCAAAAAACAAAAAAACCCCCATAATGTAGTAGGCAATACTACATTTTCAGGGTGGGGTGGCACTGATGTTGGATTAGAGATGAGTGGCTTAGAACCGGGCATTGGTGTTGAAAATGACCCAATCGCCGCAGAACGATTTAGAGCCAATTTTCCCGACCATGAGTTAATTGAAGCGACATTGGGCGAGGGAGAGGGCGAATTAGGACATAAAGAATTGGCAGGGCGCATGATAGACCATGCAGACGGTAGGCCAGTATTTTTATCTCAATCAGCACCATGTATCAATAGTAGTAATGCAAGGCCGGGAGAAAAAGACCATGCTCAAACCATGTTATTACAGAATTATACCTTTGACCTTGCGAATGAACTCCGCCGTAAATTAGGTAAAAACCAATTTGTATCAGCCTTTGAACAAACCCCCAATATCAAAGAACCCATTTTAGCATCAGGTCGGCAAAAATGGAAGCAACCTCCCGCATGGGTTAAACGGATGGTAGAAAGAAGCAAGCCTACTTATGCTGCTGATTTTGGCAGCGCACAACAACGTAATAGATTTTATGGATTAGACCAACTTATTGACATTGAAAGACCATTTGATGAAGCACCCGGACAAAAGTTTAGGTCAAATTGGAACACAGTAAAAGACTTTTTGCCCCATATGGAGGAAGAAGAACACGATAATTTTGAAAGTAAATCTGATTATATTTTAGGTTTGCTCGCTAATGGAGTAATTGACCCAAAAATTGCCACAAAATTATTAACAGAACCTCATATAACACATCATGGCACACCATTTCCCGGTAGGGGTGGCGGGCATACACCCTCGCCGTGGACTTCTGAAAAGAAGGGGTATTCATGGCATGGCACTAAACCAATAGATACCCATATGTCGTCATTAACCAGTAGTAATATACCCGGACATTTAGGAGTAGGGCCATTGAGTCAAAAAGATGTTTTGGCTTTGGGGAACTTCCCGATGAATTATAAGTTAGGCGATACAACCGCAGCGCAATCACAACGAGGAATAGGAAATGCCGTTAATCCCTTAGTAGCAAGGGCAATGGCTGATGCCGTTTTAGGGCATTTTAACAGGAACAGGTGAAATAATTATGTTTTTGGGTGTAGAGATTCTTGCTAAGGCTCTTGTTAAAGGGCTTGATTATCCATTAGGGCAACCGGGGAAAGTGGGTTGGTGGGACCCCGTGGCTTTAGGAGGCACAACAAAAGTAGGGGCAGGGGGCCAAATTAAAAATTGGACTAAAACAAATGAAGGTAAGGAGGAAATTGATGATTGGCTAAAAGACTTACAAGTTCATTGGCCTGTCGAAGAAATAACCCAAATCCCGAAATGGCCTTCAGGCCCTAAGAACAGAATGTCGGCTAACATAATGACAGGATTAAACGCCAAAACGGGAGGATATGGATTTACGGATAAAATGTATGGTGCAACACACGGCCTACCTAACGCTTTATGTAATATGGGTGGTTGTTATAGGGACAAAAAAGGTGCTACTTGTAATATATGTTATAATGACAACACTCCTAATTTTAAGTATAATTCAAAAAATAAAGCCTTATGGCGCAACGCCGTAGCGTTATTGATGAATGAAGGACATGAAGAACAATTAAAGTATGCTTCTGCTATGGCCTCTACATTACCTCACAAAACATGGGATTACGGAACGCCTTATTTTAGACATAGTGATGCGGGAGAAAAACAAGGGGAAGAACATATTGCTATGGATTTTGATATAGCCCGCAACATTCTTAACGAACACCCACTAAAAACACAATCATGGATGCCTACTGCTGAACATAGGGCATTAAGAAATGTGGTTGATGCAAGAGGATGGGATGATGCAATACCCGAAAATATGGAAGTTAGTGCAAGTTTGCCGTGGATTGGGCAAAGTATGGATGATGATATGAACCGAACATTAGGTTTGCCTACTATACCCCGCTATCTCCGTGAGATGGTTGAAGAACACCCCCAAATATCTGCTACTGGTGTTGGGGCAGCGGGGCCTAACATATTTGCTTGTCCTGCATCAGACCCTTCGGTGAAAGATGATAGTTGTGAAGAAAATAACTGTCCCTCTTGTTTTGAAGGGAAAAAGCAACGCAAAAGTAATATGAGTTCCTTTTTCCCTCATATTGGTTCAAAGAAAGGTGCTACAATGGAGTTAAGGGGGGGTGGGCAATTGAGATATGACCCTCAAGGTAATGCCTTTTACACTGGACCTCAAATAAATCCATCTGTTTCTATCGTAAATAGAGCCAAATCATTACAACCACGAAAGGTTGATGAAGGATTTTAAGGTAGGGAGTTATCATCACCTGATGGTAATATATGTTCGGTGAAAGATATTCCCCCTGCACCACTTGGCCCATTAGCACCCTCACAATTCATCAAGCGGTTAATTAAAAAATTGATTATGAAAGCCAAAGGAGTATCAGGCGGGAAGTTGTTTATTGCACCCCATTGGTGAAGCCACATATCATCAGTAGTGAAAATACGGGTTAGCATTGTATTGATATTAGCCGTAATTTGGGTATCTATCCACGATTCTTCATTAGATAGTATGTTTTCGGCGGGTTGCATTAAAGGTAGCCACCCTTGAGCCGTTGATGGTAAATTACTGGAATTACCATATAGTGGGTGCTGGTAGTAGTGTAGTAGTGCAATAGCGGCATTGTGTGAGAAATTAGGTGCAATGTCAGCATTTGTTTGACGCTGAACCCATGACGACACCAAATTAGGGTTAGCGGGTGAAGCGTTTTTTGCTGCATGAAACGAGCGCATAGCCATTACCGCTTCGGTGAGATTAGGACCCGCCATGTAAAGTCGCACTATAACACCATAAATAATCATAACCCTCATAAGGCTGACAACCCTCCCAATTTACCATGAGCCGCCATGTATCGGTGATTGTGTCCGATGATATTTTCGCCAAATTAGAAGCCGCAAGGGGTCGTGAGAGCAAATCTTCTTTTGTATCTCATGTCCTAAAAGAGTATTTTAATAACCAACCGGAGGATTAAACATGATGCAAGCACCACAAAGACAAATGACCTACCCCAAAATGGATGAAAACAGAATTGATATTAACTTAATTGCTATGCTGCTTTGGCAATCACTTTTAACTGGTGTGGCGGTATCGGTATCACATATGAATTGGTATTTGCCTTCTGCAAGTGCCGCCGAAATGGGATTACAATACGGATTAGTGACTTTTGGTTTCTTATGCGTGGCTATGGTGCTATTTCATGTAGGAGGTATTCGTGATTCTTTGGCTATGCGAGCCGAGTTCTCTCAAGAAGCCCGCTTCGATAAGTGGCAAAGAGGCCAAGAACGCCTCCAAGAACGCCGCGCCCGCAAAAGTCAAATGGGCCAAATGAAGTATTATCAACAACAACCAATGACAGGCAACGGGCAGACTTTCGGCCTACCTATAACCCAACCATCCTTTCAAGATGATTCACCCGAAGCCCCTAATGAAGAAATCCCTCTTATACAGGTTTAAGGTGGCTTTATCGTGTGGCCGTTTAATACTGCTCAGGAAAGGCAAGCAGAAGCAATGTCGGCTATACTTGCTGAAAATGCGTATGATAGACGCATGGAGAGGGCGGCTTGGTCGCTTAAAGTGGTATTGGCGTTTGTGGGTGGTGTTAGCCTTTCATTTTTTATTCAGTTAGGATTGGATTTATGGTTAGATATAAGCCCTACAAGTATATGGACTTGGCTAAGGGGGAAGTGAAATTGAATGTCATGGTTATTCGCGGGTCATATACTAATGGGAACGGCCCAAGTAGCCAATTTGATTTATAGGATATTGCGCCCGTATAGAGTTGGTATTTATGGTTCAAGTCTTGCAGGTAAGACTACTTTAGACCAATATATGACTGTTCCGGGTGATATTGACCCAATACCCCTTCAATTGCGAACCAGCCACCCAGTAAAGCATGGGGCTTTCAAAATGCCTCATGGTTCTAAAAAACAAATACGGTGGAAGGGTGAGCGAATCCCTATTACTTCAACAGATATTGGGGGTCAAACCCAATACTGGAACATGTGGGCCGAAGATATAATAGACCAAGACCGCCAAGTTATATTTTATGTGATTGATGAACGCATATTACAATCTCCCTATGTGGCGGCTGAAATGGTAGCCGGTTTTCAGTATTTGGTGGATATTATAGTGGGTAAAAAATACCCAAGCACGTTTAGTCGTAAAATGCGCCGTAAGGCCAAAAAATACAAACCAAAGGTAGTATGTCTGTTAATCAATAAAATGGATTTGTGGTGGGATAATGAAGCCCAACATATGTGGGATTTAGGGCTAAAACGCCAACACAAAATGGTTTTGCCCTTTCAAAATGAATTACGGCGACTACGAAGGGCAGCCATACCAACCAATGTTGAGGCTATTGCAGCCCAATATGGTTTGAATGTGGAACGGGCAATAATAGATACAATAGATAAGATTTAACCGCAAGTCTTTTCATAGTGTTAGCCTTGACAGGATTATAGGGGAGAGGACATGATACCTAATTTTTTGGGCGGCGGGGCCATATCCTTACGGGGTGCTACCGATGATGAATTACGTGTCTTAGCCACACAAACAGGAGTGGCCTACGAATTGCTAAAGGCTCAACAAAGGGCAGAAATGGCTTCGGCTGGCTCAACGGGAATTGTAAGTGGGGAAGAAGAAATGATACCCACTGTTGAAGTTAAGTTAAAAACCAACATCAAAAACCCTGCTAAAGCCCGAAGAAAGAATATAAAGATTCTAAGAAAGGTTTTACGGCCACCTAACCTCAATTTGGGCTTTTTCAAAGTATATCGCTACAATGCCGCCCATGAATGTGCGTGTTGTGGCGTTGATGTGCGCCGATTTTTAGAAGGCGACAATGCTTACTCTCATATTAGTGATGAACGCACTGGCTTATCTTTAAGCGATATATACTGGTTTGATGCAGAAACAGGGAACGCCAAAAAACCACACGCCCGCACACATGGGGATTTTGGGGATGAAATGAATAGCACACTTTGTCCGGCACATTTACACATTTACCACACTTTACGCGTAGTTATAGAAGAACAGGAATTGGCTTCTGAAGGATTTAGCCGCCCCGTATCTAAAGGAACACGCTTTTTGAAAATACCCGGAATGATAAAAAGTCAAAAACGCAATCGTTCAACCCCTGAGTCTTTAGCGAAATATGAACAATTTTTCAAAATGGTGCAACAAGACGCACAATACTCAAAGGGTGTGACCCTCACGCAACACCCGAACCCCGTATCAGGGGTGGCTGATTTAGTGACAATCACTTTTGATTTGAGGGCTTTACAAATGGAACAGATGCAACAACAACAAAAAATGTCAGGCGTGGTTCCGGTTGATGCAACACAACAAATGTTAGCAGCAACACAACAGTAGGTGAAAATAATATGGGCTGGCTTTTTGGAGGAAATAAAACACAAGAAACGCAACAATTTGGTGCGCCCAATTTAGCGGCGCAGCAGAATGGCTATGGAATGCAACAAGGCTATGGTGGCGGCTATGGAATGCAACAAGGTGGTATGGGGGGTCTTGGTATGATGCAACAAGCACAAAACCCCATGATGCAACAAGCCGCTAATGACCCAATCGTGGCTACGGCTCAATTACTTGCTCTCTATGACCCAATGGCTCAATTTATGATGAGTCAAAATATGGCTATGGTTATGGATTTAGTAGGGGAAGTAATGATGCTTTCAATTAAAGAGTTCTTTAAGAGTGTGAGTTTTATTACTGATTCAGACGGTAAAATAACATTAGATGGTAATTCCCTACCTTCTAATTTAGCGACACTATCTCCTGAGAACCTCGCTTTGACATTACAAAAAGTGCAAAGTTCTGCACAACAGACATTAAACAACAACCAACAGCAACAACAAATGTTTTTACAAGCGCACCAACAAGGGGCTTTACAACAACAGTTAATGAATCCACAACAACAACCGGGTTTCTTTGGTAATTTAATAGGGGGCATGATGGGTAATGCAGTGCAACAACAAGGTGGTTTTGGTGCTACGGTAGGGCAAGGTGTAGGAATGGCCGCTAAAGGGGCAGCCATACTTTGAGGTGAAAATATGAAAAATGATAACAAAAATGATTCTGCCGTTCAAGGGGAAATTAGTTGGTCGAGTGCGACTGTTGATTTATTAAGCCCAAATAAAATGCTTGTTGAAGGGGCTACTATGATTTATATTCTTGCATTTATGCTCTTTACCTTCACCGTTTTACTTTGGAAAGGACCCTCTTTAGGAACAAGTGAAATGATGGCTTTGTTTTTTGGTTTAATACTCACTATTACGCTGGCGGTCCGGCAGTTTGCCGCCTTTCGGTATTAACAATTACCAATACCCTGCCTATCAACCAGTTCAGTATATTGAACCCCCTAAAATACAACCACCAGTAGTTGATGACGAAACACCAACGGTTTGCGTAGCGATTACTAAAAGTGGTAAAAGGTGTAGGAATGGTAAGATGGGGAACGGTCAATTTTGTAATGTTCATACCAAAAAATAGCATAAGAGCCTTAAAGTGCAACGGTATGCGCTTAAATAATGGTAGGTCGTAAGACAAGGCGCAATTGTCCCTTTTGTATGCACCCTGAACGGGATGGCTACGAAGAACGCATACGCACTGGTGTTTTAGATGTAGTTGATTTAGATGCTAATAAAATATGGGCAGAAGGCACTGCTCACCGTCATATGAGGCGACATTCCGGTGAATATCATAATAATAGTAATTCACAATGCCCTTTATGCACACACCCTGAAAGGGCTAACATTGAGGAAGCCGTAATGAATGGTTTGGTTAGTGCTGCTGATATGGCACTTGATTTGGAAATGACCTCAAGTAATGTAGAACACCACATTGAAATGCACACAGCACCCATTATCCAACGGCAAGTGGAAATGGAGGTATTGCCAGCCGCTTTGAGTAGTGTGCGAGGGGCTATGATACAAACCGAAAATAACCTCCAACGCCTCAATTCTTTATTCAATTCTCATGTAAGTATGCTTGAAGAAGAAAGAAATGACGAAGGCATACTGGATTATAGAGGATTAGACACCGCCGTAAAAATGCACCGCGAAATACGCGATACATTAACAGATATTGCCGAATACATCGAAAAGGCTGAAAGTATAGGTTCTAATGAACAAGTATCAGTTCTTACGGTTATTCAAGCCCATTTCTCCGAGAAATCGCCTGATGAATGGCGAGTTATGCGTAAGGCTTTGGCTGATGCGGGGGTGCTTGAAGATGGGTGAAAAGGTGTGCAGAAAATGTAAAGGGCCAATGACCCAAACCCATAGAGGGGGTGGTGTCGGTGGTATTTCTGAATCTTATTGCCCGAAGTGTGATGTTAGCAAAGCATTCCGCACAGGTTGGGCTGTGGTGAAAGGTCATCCTCACGGAACAGACCCCAAAACAGGAAAAGGAAAGGTAGGGACATGGAATTGTAATAGATGTGGATTACCACAAGGGCCGAGCAGAAATCGTGCTTGTGCTAATCCTGATTGCATACCAAAAGGGGGTGCTTGAAGATGGGTGAAGCATTCCGCATAGGTTGGGCTGTGGTGAAAGCAAAAGCGAGAAAATGTCCTGATTGTGATGAAGATGCTTCTTGTTTAGAATGTGGGATGTGTTCTGAATGTTGCGGTGACGATTGTTGGGGGGGTATTCTATGACCGAAAAGTCCAATGACCGAGCATTCCGCACAGGTTGGTCTGTGGTGAAAGACCAATGCTGTGATAATAAACGCATGGTTGAAAGAAAAGATGGCACACGCAGATGCCGAACTTGCGGAACAACGGAGAGGGATTGAAGATGGCTAAATGTGAAGATTGTAATGAAGAATGTAGGGAGTGTGAAAGCGGCCTTTGCCCTACTTGTAAAGATGAAACCGATACAGCAAACCGTGACCGAGATTTTGAGCAAGGTGAACACCATAAAGATAAATTGGCGTTTGATTCTGATAAAAAGAAGTCAAATGACCGAGCATCCCGCATAGGCTGGTCTGTGCTGAAAGGTGAAGATGAACAAGAACACTTGATGGCTCAAATGCCACGACCACATTCAAACAAGGTTGATTGCGCTAATTGTCACAATTACCCAATGAAAAAAGTGGCAAGAAAGGCAACGGGAGGCGTTGAACCGTATTATGAATGCCCCCTTTGTGGGAATAGTGTAAGGGTTATATTTTGAATCGTAGACTACTACAAAGCAGGGATTGAAATGTCAAAAAAATATCAATCTATTCTTTCGCTTATGCTCAAAGGTAGCGATTATGAAGTGGCTTTACACGGTAAAGAGATAATCGGCTCAATAAAAGAAGCCTACCATCTTTGTGATGCTTTAGAAGCAGTAGTAAGTAAATGGTCCATAGGAACAGGGGCTTTTGGTATAATGTGTGAAAAAGAAGTGACCTCATCTGCCTTTGGTAGTATTGCTCTTGTTAGGATGCTTTTTCACGATTTAGCACAAAAGACTCCACAAGTAGGAGTTCTTGAATCTGAAAAAATACTTTCTAATTTGGTGCTTTCATTCTTACCGTTGGGTTTAGTATATGGTAAAATGCCGTCATTAGCAGAATGGTATTTGACATTACCACAAAAGGTAATACTGGCTTATGAAGATTTAAGGAGTTATCGTCATGCCTAAATCACCAAGAGGTGTTGATGATACACTTAGGGTCCAAGAGTTCACTGGGGGCTTTCATCCCCGTGAAATGGTCGGTGACTATGATGTGAACCCCAATGAAGATGCTGATGGTTTATCACATCATAACCGTGAAGCCGCTTCAAATGAAAGTATTGAGCAACGGGACCCTAAAGCACGTAAAGAAAGAGCCTTCAAAGAATTAGAAGGCGGCATACCACACATTAGTCTTGACCCCGAAGAAATTGAGGCGACTATTGATAATACACCAATGACTAATGGCGAAAGCGAATTATTAGAAAGTGGTCTTGGGGTAGATATGGGGCATTTAAGGGGTATTGGTGTTTCAACAGGGGCTAATGTAGGACCTATTTCAAGAGAAGGACCGGGGATGATTTTTGGGCGTAGTAATGATGCCTTTGAAGATGCTTGGTCTATTGTTAAGGATAATCCTTTAGAAGAACATATAATAGAGCGATTACGTGAAGAATATGATAAAAACCCACGGAGGTTTGGTCAGGGGTTTATTGCAGGTGATGGTAATAAAAACGCAGTAGTAGGAGGCGCAGTTGATGGTGAAACGATTGCTCGTTTTTTAGAAGAACAGGGTAGCGCGCCTTCCCCCGAACAATTTACTAATTTGGCTAATGATTATTTAGCACCATATAAAAAATTGAAAGATGCACCCCCTCTTGACAAACTTAAATGGCTTGCATTTACACCAGCACATGCGGCTGTTCCCGCCGCCAGCAAATTACCTGATGATTTTGTAGATGACCCTAATTATGATGATACTGGGCGAATCAATGAGTTAGATGCAGGGATTTATGATTTTGGAAATAGTAAGGAATCAAGTAATAATTGGCAACAGAAAAACGCTTCGGCAGACCCACCATTCATTGGTGACATTGTAAAAGGAAAACGCAAAACACGTGGTCGGAGGTATGACTCCGATGAAGAATCTGATGAAGAAGAAAAAAAGTCTAAAGCCAAGCGCAAGCGCAAGCGTAAGCGTAAGATGAAAGATAAGAAAAAAAGAGGAAGCCGTGACATAAAAGGCATTACTGCAAGAAGGGCTGGTGCGGCTGAACAAAATGTATCGCGTGAAACAAAACGGCAAGTTCACCCACGGCGCATGATGGGGGGCAACCCGCGGTCAAAGGCAATCCCCCTTAGACTCCGTGACCCAATAGCATATCAACGCAAATTGGCTAATGAGAAAATGGCTCGTCAAACGGGGGCATTACCACGCCATATGACGGGACACCGTGGGGCAGCAGGGGGATTAACTGATGCAATGAAAGTTCAAACAATAGGTTTGGGGGGCAAAGGCACTAAAATGCCTTCTCAACCATCATCCAGTAAAGGCACTTCACTGTCACATTTCAAAGGAAAAAACAAAGAAAGTGGTTCACTTATAGGCGACCCATTAGGGGGCGACCCCCTCAAAATGCTTGAAAAAAGAGCAGATATGCAAATATCTGCTAAAGATTGGAAAAACTTTAGCAGGTCTGATATATTGGCTTTGAAGCGGGATTTGAAAAAATTGCTCAAAATTGTAGAGGGATTGAAGAAAGCCACTCCCGAATTAGGTTCAGCGGCTAAACGGGGAGGTCAAGCAAACAAAGAAGTTGCTACTGCGCCCGGCGACCAATCTTTAATTCGTGAAGAAGAAACTTCTGCTTATCGCTTCGGTGATGTAGCAGCCGCCCAAGAAATAGGTTTGGTGGGTAAAAAATGAATGCTTGGGCTATCATTGATAGATGCACCCTCATTAAAGGGATGGGGCATTTTGATTTTGAAACATTACTACAACAATTAGCGGCCAATGCTGGTCCTAATGGCTTAGAACAATTCCCTATACCAAGTGGAGATATTGGTGGAGGTAATCTAAGAGGGGTTGAAGCAGATGCCGTTTGGGAGGCTATTTATCAAGGTTTAATATCGAGAGAAGATGCTATGATAATTCACGCAGGGCCACAACAAGGGCAAGAAGAAGCCTACATGCAAGCATTACAACGGGGCATTAGCGCAGGTGCGCCTACTATCAACCAAGCAATTGATTTACAAAACGCCAAGTGGGAACAAGATAGAGCCAAACGCCATAGTGAAGGTAAGACCGATGAAAATATACCAATGCCCCTACCTCATGCTTTTGATAGCGATTTGGGCCATTATATCCTAAATAAAAAATGGGCCGAAGGTGTTTGGGGGCCAATGGATAAAAAAAAGGCTTGGCAAATGGATGCTTACGGAGTTCCCCAAATCCGCATAGGTAATCGTGATAAAGAAAACATGATGGCGGAATCATGGGCAAGACCATATAGCGAAGGACTCAGTGAAGTAAGAAAAGCACAAGGGCATAGCGGTGGAACAAAACATTTCATAGAAAGCCATAGGGCGCAACCACATAGCGTATATATTAACCACGAAGCCTACAAACATATTATTTCTATGATGAGGGAATTATCATTAACGGGGCAACAAATTACCCCTGACCTAATTCGCGACAAATGGGTTAATCACGATATTCTCCGCAACCATTTACCCCACCAACACACACCAATTGATTCTCATTATAACATTCGCAATAATGAAATGGCTAATGTTGCACCTGCTCAACCTGATGCCGCAGAAGCCGCCTTACAACAACGCACCCAAGCAGATGATGGTTGGAAAGCATATTTCAATGAACATACCGATAATGACCGTTATGGTGTATCGTTAGTTCCCGATGAGAGGGGAGGGAGAGCGTGGTCTAATCCTGCTCATTATAAAAGTGTATTAGCAGGTCAATTTGGCGCACATCACGGATTAAGAGATATGCCCCCGCCCCAAGAAATTATGAGAATAGGGCGAGAGCGATTTGGTGCAGGGGGCAACAACCTACACCAAATTGAAGCACTAAGAGTTGGTTTGGCTTCTTTGGCTGGTTGGGAGGGTGGTGTAGCACCGCCGAAAACTACTCAGGTGCAACATCAACCCCCCTCAATGGCAAACCCCCCTCAAGGGGAAGTGCCGAATAGACCACCACCCCCTTCTTCATCAGCACCACCCGTAGCACGACAAGGGCCAGCACCACCCGTAGCACGACAAAGACCAGCACCACCGGTGAATATCCCTTTACCCCCAAACATACCCCAACAACCTTCTTTTAACCTAAATACTAATCAAGTGCAACCTATTGCGTCAGGTAGCACAGGTAGTGCGCCACATTATTCTGAAGGATGGAGAGGCATGGCTGAAAGACTCGCAGAAAAGGTAGGAACAGGGGTAGGACACCTGTATAACTTCTTTACAAAAGAAGAAATTGAAATGGCTTTAGAGAATGTTCAATATGATATGGCTATGCAAAATGAAAAGATAGTTAAAATGTTGCCCAATACCAATATGCAATATGACAACGCAAGCGATATTACTTTCATGGCAGGTAAAATACACCGCCCTTCTTCTGATGTTGTAGCCATATTAAATAGTAAAGGCGATTGGCGAGAAATGGCTAAGTCAATGGATATACCAGTAGAATATGTGGAATTGGTAAAGGTGAGTTTTAGATGATTGATAAACGCCGTGAGTTCGGAATTGATAGAATAGCACTTGCGAGAGCAAGACAAATGCGGATTCAAAAAAATAATATCATACACGGTGCTTTAGGGCTAAAACCAATAAAGGGTTCTGCTGCTGCGACTGGCTCACCAGACACCTTAAATCCTAATTCGGCGGGTCCACCACCACCATCACCGCCGTTGGCGGGTCCACCACCATCACCGCCGTTGGCGGGTCCACCACCATCACCGCCGTTGGCGGGTCCACCACCATCACCACCGCCACCACCGCCACCAGCACCACCAGCACCACCAGCAGGGCCAGCAGGGCCAAATAATTATGGCCGAACCACTAAAGATTCAATAGATGCTGAGAGTTTTAGACAATTAACCCCCGATGCACAAATAGCATATGCTCAACAACAGGGAATCAACACACAGGGCAAGGGTGCAAACCAAATTGGCGCAGAATTATGGGGTGGGCGACAAGGCAATACAGCAGTTCAGGGTCTTGCTCAAAAAAACCGCATTCAGGAGGGCAACCAAAACCTATTGAATACCATGAACCCTGCCCCCGGTGGAGGGCAACCTTTACCACCAGCAGCACAACAACAAGCAGGGGCAGCACCACAACAAGCAGGGGCAACACCACAACAAGCAGGGGCAACACCACAAGGGGCAGCACAACAACAAGCACAACAACTTCAATTAGCGCAAGCGCATAAACAATCACAACAAGGTGGCGGAGGGCTTCTTGGGCTGCTTGGCACAATTGGATTGAGCAACGCATGGGCATGGAATCAACGAAGAAAGGGGAGAAATCAAATAAATGAAATGGCTACTACTGGTAGGATTACAAGAAGTGAAGATGATATGATGGACTCACATGACCGTATTCACAAAGGTATGGAACACATTTTAATTAGAAAGACACTTAATGAGGAAACCAATTAAAGGTGTTAATTATGGATAAATATGACGACTTGCTATTGAAAGCCCGTAGTGAAATGGTGGGCAAAACACAATTGCGTAAAGAACCATCTTCTGATATTATTTTCAATTATGTGTGGGATAATTTACAAAAAGAACAAGCAAATGTTCCTTTGTCTAAAGCCCCACCCACCCCTCGCTACCCTCATTTACAACAATATCTTGAAAACAAAGAGGAAGGTGGCCGGTGGCCCCGCTTCAATGCACTACACCAAAATAAACCAATACCACAAACCCCACGTGGCCCATCATTATTAGGAAGATTTGGGGCGGCGGTTGGGAATACTACTGAAGGTCAAGGCTCACCACACACCTTAAGGAGAATAGCCGGAAAAGTGAAAAACGCCATTACTGGGCGTTTTGGGGGTGGTAGAGGGCGAAATGTATCAGACGACACACGACATGCGGCTTTACAGCGTTTATTAGCCCTGCGGCGCGGAGCAGCAGAAACACCAACAGTTGAGGCATCCACCGGTAGCCCCGCTCTCCAACGACCCGTTCAACGACCACCTGACCGTAAAACAAAAATAAAAAATAATAACATAGAAACCACAAATGAGGCGAGAAAAGTTATGAATAGGCTGAACCCTCCTAAAGATAATAACATAGAAACCACACTTCATGCAAGTGACGCGAGAAAAGTTATGAATAGGCTGAAACCCCCTCAAGAACCAGCACCACCGGCAACACCAACAGAAACACCACCAGCAGCAGCACCACCGGCAACACCAACAGAAACACCACCGGCAGCAACACCACCACCAGCAGCAACACCATCAGAAACAAAAAAAGAGGAAGAATGCCCCATTCAACAAACAATAACTCCTGATGAAGAAAAAAATGCTGCTGAAGAAAGGCGAGGAAAAAGGAAAGAAGCAAAGCGAGTAGCGCATCTAAAGCCGAATGGTAGGGTGGAGGGTGTTAAAGAAACAGAAGTGGATAAAAGTGCCTTTGCTCAAAGTTGGTCCGTAGCACAAAACCCATTCGCAAATCCATTTGATAATCCAAACGCATTCGCTATACACGATAACTTCAAAATTAGTAAAAATGATGATGATTTACCAAAGGAGTTTATGAATGCCCGACCTTCTCATATGTTTGACGAAGAATCAAGAGGCAATTTTAGCCCTGAGTTTCAAGATAAATTAGCCTCAGCCGACACATCATTATTACCTCAAGGTATGCTAAAACAATTTATGGGTAAGACACAAGAAGAAGAACCCAATGTTAATTATAGCCTCTTGCCTCAAGGATGGCAAGAGAGTTGATGTTTTATGTCGGATGCTGTTTTAGACCTCACCAATAAAGTAGATTGGGATATGGGGCGGCGTGATTTTCAATACTTTTTTGAAGATATTTGTGCCTTTCAGTTGGCTTCTTTTCATAAAGAATGGTTTGATGCGGCAGAAAACAATACCAAAGTATGCGTTATAGCGAGCCGCGACCACGGCAAATCCGTTTTTTTTAGATGTTATTTGTTATGGAAATTAGCCTATAACCCCGGAACAGAAGTGCTTTTCTTTTCACACAGTCAGCACCAGTCTATTGAACACATGGCTAAAATGGATGAAATGATAATGTCTATTCCTGCTTTAGCGCACCTTAAACCAAAAAGAGGTTGGAATAAACAGAAGTTCAAGTTCACTAATAAATCCAGTATTCATGCTATGTCTGTGGGTAAAGCGGTTCGTGGGGCGCACCCCGACATTGTAGTGCTTGACGATATACTTTCAAGCGAAGCCGCTACACAATTAGCCCATATTGCTACTTGGTTCTATACTGCCCTTTTACCAGTGCTTCACCACACCGCACAATTATGTATTGTAGGAACACCTTTTTCATATACTGACCTTTACCAAGAATTAAGGAGTTTGAAAGGTTATTGGGTGGGGGAATATCCCGCCATTGATGAAAAAAGTGGCAATCCACTTTGGCCTGAACGCTGGTCTTTAGAAGCCTTGCAGACTCGTAGGGGCGAAATGACTTCTATTGCTTTCACAAGAGAATACTTATGTAAGCCGATAGCCAGTGAATCGAGTTTATTCCCTGAAGATATGTTAGAGTCTTGTAAAGATACCAGCAGGGCTTTGGAGTTCAACGCTCTTATGGATGGTGATGATGATGAACAAGTTAATTATTATATTGGGTGGGACCCTGCGATTAGCCCTGATAGAAAAGCCGATTACACTTGTATGGTTGTTATTGCTATGGATGCTAACCGCCATAAACGGGTGGTATGGATGCACCACGAAAAGGGGATGGACTTTAGTTCTCAAATTGACAAAGTTATTGAATTGAATGCCCGCTATAACCCAGTTATTATTGAATTAGAAACAAATAACTTCGCTCAAGCATTTCATCAAGTATTAAAAGAAATAAGTGATTTACCCATAAAACCATTCACTATGAGCCGTATGCGTAAAGAAGCAGTAATGCACACTTTACAATTACATTTCGAACAACGGCATTTGGCATTACCATACAAAGATGAAGGCGCAACACGCCGACACATGGATAACCTCTTAAATGAGTTGTCAATGTTCACATTGTTGCCAAACGGTAAGATGGAGTCGCTCGGCAAGCACGATGACACAGTAATTGCATTAGCATTAGCAGTTCAAGCAACAAAAGAGTATAGAGATAATATAGTTATGTTGGATGCCGAAGCATGGACTAAAAGATTAGGGTGGGGTGGTTCGGAATGAAACAAATAAAATGGAATCCGGACATAAAAACAATAAATGATTCTTTGGTGAAGTTATTACCAACGGGCGGAGGAACTGACCCCGCTTCATTGAAGGTTCAACAAAAAGAAAAAGAATTGACACAGGCTATGGAAGATATGAACAACCAACAAGAGTCGCAGGGTCAAGACAATACTCCTTTACCATCTCAAGCCACTAAAGGTTCTGACATAACTGGATTACAAGGTAATGCACAACAAAGCACACCCACTCAACCCGGTGTTATTGCCGATGCACCCCCTATTCCGCCCCAATTATCAAAAACATACTTCAAAGACACTTTCGGTATAAGGGGTGAAAAATTAGTAGAATTATTAGAAAAAGGTGGTGAACATGAGATTATACCAAGTGTATTAGCATTATTACGTGCTGAACAACGGGCTATTTTGAAGCAATATGAATGGTGGTATGATAATGATGAAATTACTTTACGCCTTCAAGATAACGATTATAATTTATTGGCTAAATACCCTGACCGTTTAGAATTACCATTACGCCAAACCATAGTGGCTCTAAAGAAAGCCAATACTGATGAAGAAGTGGATGAGATTTGGAAAACATGGGATATGCGCCTTAATGCTGAAAATAGGATAAGTAGGCGAGAGCGAACCATCCTTAAGGCATGTAATGAGGTTTTAACAAAAAACGGTCACATGAATGCCCAAACCATTAGTTCATATGGGGTAAAAGGCACTACACAAGAAGTTGCTTCATTGATAAAAGCCTATGGCTATTTATATGACCTTAAAGTAGTAGGTAAAGGCACTAAAAATGACGACAGGACATTATATTATGGCACAAATAAACCCCCACTTTTCTTAAAAGAATATGACTCCTTTATTGGTAATTTATGGGAGGTTGAAGGTAGGGTGGAAATGTCACCCACTGGTTCACCTCGTTTATTTTTACCTTTTAATTCAAAGCGAGCAGAAGATTATACCGTTGTGCTAAAAAGGGAATTGGGTGTAGAGGGTATTATGTGGGAGGGCAAGCAATTTGTGATTGAGGGCGACCAAGCCGTGATAAAGGCAGCAAATCTCGCTTTGCCATTTTTGAATAAAAAGAAAACCGAAGCCCATTTAATTCTTGCTTCTCTTGAAGGAAATGAAAATGCGGGTCGCATATTAGCATTTCAACATGCCGACTTACAACACCAAACCACATTACTCAAAGCATGGAATGTGCCTATTGATACTTTAGATTCTTGGTTGGAGGATATAATCAATGGTTGATAAAAAGCGAATTGAACGGCTCTTTTCTGCTCTTGGGGTGGATATGGAACGCCATAGCACACCAACCCCTGAAATGCCTTTGTTCACCAGTGGTGTGCAAGAACCGGCATTATTACAGGGAATTACAATACCTGCACTATACGCTGCGGCTTATGAATGCTTAGTATTACGCTCTATTCTTAACCATTTGGCTACCGAAACATTCCGTAAAGGGTGGGATTGGAAATCTAATTTTGTGGTAAAGTGTAGGGAATGCGAAACAGAATACCAAAAAGAAGTGGATAATTGTATTGAATGTGAAGGTGAAGTGCGCCCCGCAGACAAAGGACAATTAGAATATGCAAAGGTATTGCTTGAGCATGACAACCGAATGGGTCAATCTTTTCTTGAAGTATTGCGTGAAATTGAAATGGACTTGAATATCGTTGATGATGCCTACATTATTCTCACCAAAGAATACTTTGTGGACCCTACTTCAGGCAAACCGCAATTTTACAGAATAAAAGAAATTACAAGAGCAGACCCAATTTTTATGCGTATTGTTAGTGATAAGCGGGGCATAAGGGGAGGAAAACAATATACCAGTCTATTAGATAGGTCATTCCGCACAAGTGATAAAGATGAAAAATGCCCAAAAACAGGTTTGCCTGTTGTGCCTATTCATTATATGAATCTTGCAGGTGTAGGTAAAGGGCAGGTCTATACCGAAGGCGAAGTAATACATTTGAGTAAATGGTCGCCATCTAAATTATATGGCCGTTCACCCGTTGCTACATTATGGCGACAAGTCAATACTCTAATTGCTATGGATAATTATGTATATGCAGCATATCAAAAGCGCAGAATGCCAAGAGGTGTAATGGTTATCAAATCATCCAATCTTGAAACGGTGGAGAGAACGGCACGAAACATACAGGAACATCTTGAGCGTGACCCTCAACACATACCTACAATTGGGGTTGAAACAGAAAGTGGGCGTGGGGGCATTGAATATGTCCGTATGATGGACACACTGGAAGAATTGCAGTATATCCCCATCAAAGACGACATACGCCAACGCATTTCATCGTTTTACGGTATTTCTAATGTGTTTATGAATGATGTATCGGGCGGTGGTTTGAATAACGAAGGTATGCAAATTGTAGTGACAAACCGCACTTTAGCCGCCAGTCAAAATATGTATAATTTTAGATTATTCCCTCTATTACTTGAAGCATTACAAATCACGGAATGGACTATTGATTTGACACCACATGAAGAAGAAGATGAGATTTTGCTTATGCGTAAGGATGAAATGCAAATTAGAAACATGATGCAAATGAAACAAGCGGGCTATGAGGCTAACCTCCGTGATGAACAAGTGGCTGGTTTAAGATTTGATTACAAAGAAGCACCACCCCCACCAGCCGCACCACCCGAACAGGGAGGACAGGGGCCACCTATGCCTTCAGGTCAGCATGGCGGAGGCCCAACCCCAGTTCAAACAAGCGAATGGGTATTGCCACCTTCAATGATGGATATTATGAAAAGGAATGTCACTGACCCTATTCATGGTTCTGTTCCTATTTCGGGTTCATTGCGAACCACAATGGGAACGGAATTACCACCACTACGTAGTATAGGGTTGAACCAAAACGCATTACATAGAAAGGGTAGTGGTAGGTCGCCGGACCATAAAAAGAAAGCATGGGGTGGTTCTACTAAGTTTGGGCAAAGTAAAGGTGATGCAAGGGATTTAGACCCACCGGGAATATCTAATGTGGATAGAAAAATTAAGGACATAGATAATCGTTTAGGCATTGATTAAGAGGCAACCTTCATTAAATAGTGCGCTTTGGGAGTATATGGTTGAGATGGTAGAAGGCTTCCTTGATTTTGGATTGATAAAGAAAATGGACCCAATGGCTCGTAGGGCTTTGGCGAGTATGGAGGCCATGCAAATTGCTATTGCACATAACAATAGTGATGATGTAGCGAAACATATTACAGAAGCCAAAAACGCATTAGAAATCCTTGAGCGCGACTTAAACCTCGTTAAATCAATGGAGGCTTCTGCTGCTATCGCAAAAAGTGATGAAAATGTAATTCAAGGAGAGGGACAACCTCTTGGCAATATAGGTATTCACAAAGAAACAACCAGCGATTATGACGGGTCAGAAGGGGCAGTAGTTCTTGGTGTATCGCGTATGGGTCGCTCATCTAACATTTGGCGACCACAAACGGAGTGATTTTAATGGCTTATCGTGCTAATCCTTCTATTGCTGACCGCATGAAAGTATTAGACTTTGGGGCTTCTCTATTACAAAAACAAGATGCAGGGGCAGGGGGCGTTAGTCAAACAGTGCCTAATCCTTCCGCAGTATCACCACCTACTTCTTCACCAGCACCACCACCGCCCATGATGCCAAGCGAACCAATGCCTGAAGATTTGGATGCACTTACCAGTGGTAAAGTATATCCTAATAATAAAGAGGCTTTGGCCGATTGGGAACAAAGAATGACTGACCTTGCGACAGACATAACCGCACACATCGGCACTATTGGGCAAAGCAAATACACCGAAGGACTTGATAGTGATGCAGTAATGGCTCACAGTGAATCTCTTATGGCTTTTAGAAGTGTGCTTGAAGATGCAAGAAACATACTAACAGTTATCGCACATAAAGACGCTTCGATGGTAAATCACCAACCCGGAATGGGCGGGGGTTTGCCTCCCGGAATAGATTTAGGCGCATTGATGAATATGCCGCAAGCCGGACCAGCGGGTATGCCTCCGGGCGGAATGCCTATGCCCGGTCCAATGGGAATGGGGGGAATGTAATATGACTGGTGATATTGGGCAAGCAACGGCAGACCTTCTCAAAGAAATGGTAGGGGAGATTCGCACCCTTCGGAAGCGCATTGAAACATTAGAATCACATAATACATCATTACTCAAAGCAGTTGATGACCCTGAAACAATGATGAAAAAGGCAGGGTGGTTAAGGGCGGTCACACCATTGGCTGATGAAACATTTGACCCACTACACCGCGACCAAAACGATGAACAGGTATTTGGTTTCAATAGTGATATGCTTGCTAAAAGCGACCACCAACAAGAATTAGAAGAATGGCGAAAGATGGAAGCAGAATTACCTGCCCCTTCTTCACCATCAGCACAACGATATAGGTGAATAATATGCAACCAACATGGAAAGACCCACTGGCGACCCCTGAAGGAGAATTGCTCATACTTGTTAAATCAATTGAAAAGAACCTCGGTTGTGCCGAAACATCTGACTTCAAACCAAATCGTGGTGATGAAAAATTACCTAAGTTGCCTAAATCCAAGAAGCAGAAGCATAACAAGCCCAAGAAGGATATGGAAAAGGCACAGGGAAAAAATTGCACAATAGCAAAACCATGCGGCCAACCCAATTGTTCTTATTGCTACTCAGGCGGCATGTTTGGTGATGGTCTGCTTAATGATTGTGCTGATTGTAATAGCACTAAAACAAAAAAAGGGAAATGTGCATGTATAGATAAGACAACCGAGTTCCTTGAAACCAAAGGTATTTTTGCTAAATATGAACAAGAAGGTTCAATTGATAATTCCGTTCCTACATTTCAAGACCATAGCGGCGGCACTCCGATACAAGCAGTTAATTATAGCACAAATCAAGTAGTGCCTGATTATAAAACCGAAGCACCCAAAAGGTCATTCATTAGTGAAAAAGCCCAAATCCCTTCTGTATCGCAAACAGGATATGATGAAAAAGGCAGCAGCCTACATATGCACCTCATTGATGGGGGCAACCGTTCACTTGGCAATTGGAATAAAGCACCAATCGAAGAATCATTAACACAATTGAAGAAGGCGGGCGGTTATGGTAATCCGGGCATTGTGGATGAAATAGCCGACCTAATAGAAAAGGTTGCGAAACGCCTCCAATAAGGGGGCTAAAAAAATGGATAACCAAGAGTTCATTCGCATTAGGACAGATACCGCAGTAGCATTAGTTGGTAATTTACCAGTTGATGCAGATAAGTTCTTAAAAGCGGTCAAAGAGTTTTATGGACCTGATGAGCCATTACTCAAAGAAGATGCCGCACTAATGAGCGCATTACCTTCAATCATCCAACAAAAACCCCAATATCGTATGAATGACCTCAATAAACCCTCATTCATAACAAATATCAAATTACCTGAAGCATATGACGATTATATGAGTAATCAGCGCAAGTTCTCTACTTCTTATACTCAAGATTGGCCGCAGCCACATAAAGAAAACCCCTTTGGTAAAAGACACCCCTTTTCATGGGAATTGCCTACTTGCCCCCTACTTCATGGCGCACAATGGGGCGAACCTGCATTTATTAACCATTTATTACATCTAATTGAAGAAGATGAAGAAGGAAAAACAATACTACAAACCATGCAAGAAGCAGAAAAGATGGGTGTTTTACCACAAACCTATGAAGATATAATGGGGCGACCCCACGAATCACAACACCAATTGTATAAAAATGACAAAGAAACCCGTCACTCATTTATTTCGGATGATGAATATATTGATGTAAAAAAGAAGGAATGGAATAACTTAGGTATGCTTTCATATCTTTTTGGGACAGAATGGCAATCCCCTGACCAAAATGAAGCATTTATGGGAATGTTGCGTAAATTAGGTCAAACCGAATCACCTAATAGCCCCGCCGCAAAGAAAATAATTAACGATATGCCCGCCGCTACTGGTATGTCTTGGGGGCGAGCAAAACGCAATTACTTTGAGCGATTCTTACCTATTGCCCGTTGGTGGCAAAGGGCATCAGACCGTCATGGTCCGGTATCGGCAGATGATATGAATAGCGACCTAAAACATTTCAAATCGCCCTTTGTTGAAGAAAATGGAGGTATTGCGCCTTCTCATACCCACCATTGGTGGAATCCCTTTCAGTATTGGGGAGGTGTAGGGCGTGGGCACGATTCTCTCATTTCTGTAATGAAGCAATCATACCCCGATGCTTTTGATGGGTGGGTAGGCAACGATATGCTGGACTTCTTAAAAAATGAAAACCACCCATTAAATGATAGTGAAGATGCTTACCACAGTAGCGGTTCATCATACTTCCCCGAAACCGCTAACCACGAATCAATGAAAGGACACCCTCATCGTTCTGCAATTGCTACTGGATGGGAGGTAGGGTCTGAACACCCACGCGTTAAATCATTTAATGCTCGTAGGGGTCTTTGGGGGTCAGTATCTAATCATCATCATTTACACCCTTCGGAAGTTGAAGGTAGTGGCAAACGGATGATTATTCCCTCGGAGGCACTTATTACTCAACCATTAGGTCGTATTGTATCTGCCCATAGTGATATGGGGATGCCTCGTAATGGTATGAGCCAAGAACGCCACCCCGGAGATGAACAATACCACGCTTATCACAACGACCATTATGAAAAGACCGATGAAAACCTCGGCAAAGTAATGCAAGAAATGGCTATTGCTTTGACTAAGGATAATCCGGATTTGTTTAATGCTCACCCTTCTGATGTAAGGGGAGTCACAGTAGCGAGAGGCAATATACAACAATTAGCCCAAGCCGCTAATTACCAGTTGATGCGTAATGGGCATGAGAAATTAAAGTCAATAGCCCCAAGCGTGTTGGCGGGGGGCTTGAATCAACAACATGTGCCTATTGGTCCAGTTCACCCTACTTCAAAAGCAACAACCCCACCAGTCTATCTAACCGGCGATAAAGATGCTTGGGGCCATAAAATGCCCACCACCCTTGCTTGGAATTATGACCGTAAAGGTGGTAATGTGCGTTTTGACATAAAGGATAAATCGTTTGATACTCTACAAAGAACCGCCCATGAAGGACATGTAAATATGGTAAATCCTACAATTTTGCCTTATCCTACCACCCCCAAACAAAACAATATACCAGCATTGTTTGTGACAAATGATGAAGGCCATGCACCAATAGTTAGTGGGGATATATGGAAATCAGACGATTATGAACCTACTGGTATTTTTCGAAAGGTAATCAATCCAGCGCACACAATCTATGATTTACATGATATAGGCGACTTAAAGGGCTTTAGTGGTAATTGGGTTATTCAGGAAAAGCCTGAAGGCAAGAGAGTTATTATTTCTAAGAAAGGTAATGAAGTAAAAGGTATTAACAAAGAAGGGCGCAAAATAAAATTACCGGATATTGTAAAGAAAGGCATTAGAGAACAAGAAGGTAATTGCACTTTTGATGGGGTATTAAAAGGCAAAAAGTTTAGGGCTATTGACCTATTAGTGCATAAGGATGAAGATATACACATGGAAATGCTTGAAGATAGGTTAAATCTTTTGCGAACAATGTATGAAACAGATGAAGGGGTATCATTCCCTATGCCCGCTAATTGTAAGTTCACGGACCAAGACGGGCTAAAGAAAAGTATTGATAGTATCAAAGGTGATGTGTGGTTGCGAGATGCTACCTCTACATTTATGAAAGGTAAAGAAGTTCACCACAAATGGATATTATATACTGTAAATGGTGATGATATTACAAAGGGGCTTATACCCCATGTAAGCCGTAGGAACGGTAGTGTGATATTAGAATACACAGGACACCCTTCACCAGTTGTGGTAAATAGTGAGTGGGATGGTTCAACATTAACTCTTAAATCAATCAAACCAAATAACCCATTAGGTCGCCACGCTGAACATCAATTCGAATTGTGGGGTCCAGTAGCAGCCCACCTTTGTAAATATGATATTAAGGAGATTACCCCCTATCCTCCAACGATACCCACGTTGAATACCCTATTATTCACTAAAGCCTCATTATTAGAGCCAAGTGGTGAAGGTAGTGCTTCTCAAGAAAAATTGACTGAGGCCAAGCAACACCTTATGGATAATGATGAGGCCCTGACCCTATCTGAATTGAAAACAAAAGTTAAGGGATTAACAAGTAGTATGGTTAATGACTTTGGAGGCGAATATGGTTTAGAACAAACCGAAGGTGGTAAATGGTCTGTTAATGAAGCACTTGACGATGAAATGATTGAAGAAAAGGCAATTAGTTCTGCAATTGCAGTAGGGGCTATGACTGGTGGGGGCTGGTCAGGTATGATGGATGCTCATAATGCACCAAGAGGTCCTACTGAATTGGTTGATGAAGAAGCCACCCCATTTTATGACCCTTACCAATCAGAAGAAGGCGATATGCCTAAACAACCATTACACATTACATTACAGACTACTGATGATGCAGGGGAAGAAATTGAAGGGGAATTAGAAGTAGAAGGACCGGCCGCTATTCTTAGATACCCTCAAAAAACAAAACATGAGGCTGAAAAAGAAGCAAATGTAAATGTTCCTCTTGAAGAAGAAGAAGAAGTGCCTATCCCCGCTTCTTTGCCCCCTCAACCGCCCAATGCTTAAATACCATAACACTAAGTCAAGCAGTTTAATGGCGAGCGCAACCTCTCAATGGTCGGCTATCGGTCAAGACTTTATTTTGAAGTCTGTCGCTGATAAAGACCTTGTAGTAGCGGGGTATGCTTCTGTTGATATGGTAGATAAGCAGGGAGATAGAATCCCTGTATCTGCATTAAAGAAAGCCTTTAATGGTTTTATGGCTAACAAGTCTTATCGTAATGTGCAATTAGCACATAGCGGTATTCAAGTTGGTGAGGTTCTTGACTCCTTTACTGATTCAGACGGCAGGGTATGGAAATCAAATGTTGATGAACATGGACTCTTTGTTATATGCCGCATTAGAGATGATATTGAAAAAGCACGTGAAGTGCAAAAACAGATTCGCAGTGGTGAATTGCGAGCATTTTCTATCGGAGGCCAAGCCTTGTTCCGAGTAAATAAGACTACGGAAGAACACGGCTCACACCGCGAAATAACCGATATGGAGTTGCATGAAATTACTTTGTGTAAAAAGGGGATTAACCCCGAATCAGGATATACACTATTAAAAATGGAAGTGGATAATATGACAAATGAACAAGCAGAAACCCTAACTGAAATCCGAGATGCACTATCTCGCATTAACAAGCATATGGAAACAAACGAACCCGCAGTTGAGCAACCAACACAAGAAATACAACAAACAGAAATAAGTAAGGGCGAAGAAGCCGCCGTTGCCTACATTGATACCCTTGAGAAGTTTGCACACCAACAAGGTGTTAATCTAAACGGACTTCGGGACCACTTCGGTCTTGGTAAAGCATATATGGCTGGCGTTGATGGTGAACATGGCTATGGGCATAGAGGACAGGGTGACTTAGTAGGTAGTGGCGAAGATGCTACCCTCGCAAGCGCACCAAGCCTACCAAATGCCAAATCCAATAAATATGTTATCAAGCAACCCCAAGTTGCCGGTATGAATCAACACCCTGCCCGTGGTAATAGACAAGTTATCAAGCAAGGTCTTGACCTAAGCCCACAATCTCTTGAGCGTGGATATGGTGCATACTCAGCAATCCGTGATGAAGAAGCAGTAAAAGCACTTGTTGAGAAAGAATGGCATGACCGCTATGAAGCAGAAACACAACAAGCACTCGATATTCAGAAATCACAAGACTATTCAGGACAAATTGACCTTTTGAAAGCAGAAATAGCAAATCTCCAAACACAAAACACCGAGATTCAAAAGTCAGCAGTTGCAGTTCCCGCACAAACCGACATTAGAGTTCCTACCCACGAAGAATACGCTGCTTTAGGCAACGGAGTTGATGGGTGGAAAGCACTTGAGGAATTAGGCCAAAGAGCCATGTTCGGAGGAACACAATAAGGAGTTGAAAAAAATGAGTGGAAGCACAGGATATTTACGCACGATTGAAGATATGGAACGCCTTTACTATGGGGCTGGCACAGGACAAGGTGCTTGGTCTTATAGTGGGACAGACCTTTTGAAAGCAGACGCACCTTTAATGAGCAGCACCAGCGGCACATACCAAGCAATCTTTGGTCGTAAAGTTTGGTCGCAGTTGAACCAAGAGTTCAATGCCTTCTCAATCCTACCTAAGAAACCGTGGGAAAAGAGTGGTTGGAGAGTCACTACCGCAAAGCCTGACTTTAACAAAGGCGGCGGTGTTGGTGAAAACGCAACCCTACCTGAAACCAGTAAGCCTACCTTTGAGCATGTAAGCACCAAGCCAAAGACAATCGCTCACACATTTGACCTTTCTGAAACCGCAATGTTCCTCGCTGACAAAGATGATGGACTTGGTGATGCAAGAGCAGTAATGAAGATGGAAATGGCAAAGCACCACACAGAACATGTGAACAAGATGCTTCTTGAAGATATTGACACCCCTGCTGGTAATGGCTTTGAATCTCTTGACCGAGTGACTTCTTCATCCTTTGTTGAAACCGCAGCCTTTGGTGATGTTAGCGCATTAACAGACCACGATATATATAATTTAACCTGTGGAAGCGCAGGTTCAGCCTCATGGTATGATGCCCAAGTAGATGCAGGAACAGCCGGTGCAGAACGCCCCCTTACTCTTAATATGCTTGACGGAATGTTCCGCAGTGTATGGGAAGCAGGAGGCCAACCAAAGGTTATCTTAACTGGATATGACACATTAGAAACAATCCAGCAATTATTACAACCTCAGCAACGATTTGTTGAGATGAAGCGTGTAGTTCCCGGCGTCAATGGCGTAAAGGGAGTTCCGGGCATTCAAGGTGGATTCATGGTAGCAACCTACAACGGTGTGCCTATCATTCCCTCCAAAGATGTTCACAAAGAAAGCGGTGGTTCAAGCCGTCTTTACTTCTTAGATACTGACTACCAATGGTTCACTACCGCAAAACCAACACTTTACCACGAATCAGGTATTGAAACCGGCGACCCCTTCGGTATTAACCGTCTTGGTCAGATGGGAATGTTTCACACAATGGGCGAATTGACTTGCACCTTTTTCAAAGCAAGCGGGAAGATACGGGACCTTAGTTGAAATTAAATGGAGATGATGAATAATGGCAAACATAAACATTACAGAAGCAAGCAGCAGTGTTGTTATTGACAACCGAATGTGGGCAGGAAGCGACCCAAGTAGCACCGCATGGCTACAATCGCCGATTGGTAGTAATTCCGCCGAAGGCGGTCTTAACCTACTGGTTATTGATTTGATTATTACTGCGGCATCCACCGCAACCACCTTTGACTTAACAGATATAGGGCTTACAGGTATTACGGGCGTTGATGGCACAGCAGTAGTTAGCATATTGGGAATCACCAATACTACAACCGCCGCTGATGTTCCTACCGCAGTTGGGCAATCGGGCGCAACAGTGACTTTCACAAGTGCCGCCGGAACAGCCGGTGATACTCACCGCCTTAGCATATTATACCGTTGATGGGGTGGAAGCCCTTGTCAGTAGTAAAATATGTGGGTAATCGCCCCTATGTTGAGTTTAAGCATAATGGGCAAACCTATGGTTTTAGTCGTGGTATGGTCCGTGATGATATACCTGAAGAATTGGCAGTTCGCTTTGAACACTCCGGCTATCCTCAATGGGAAGTCACTGAATTGAAGAAAACACCTTCAACAAAAGAATTACTTGCAGTAGTTGAAGAAGTAAAGCCTGAACCCGTCAAAGAGGTAAAGGTAGAAGAACCCGCACCTTCTATTGTTGAAGAATTATTTGAATCACCTATTGAAGAAGTGAACCCCTTTGACCCTAACTGGACCCGTAGCCAAATGATGCGCTGGTTTAGAGAACAGGGCTTGGGTGTTGAAAGAACCGATACTAAGGCTTCTCTGACCGCAAGAGCCGCTTCTCTTGGTGATGAAGAATGAGCCTAACTGCTGACTCCATAGATGACGGCGTAGGCCGTTATGGTAGTCGGACAAGAGTTAATCGAATAGTTTATGAGTTCACCAACAGTGATTTAGCCGGTAATACTACTGCAACCGCAGACCTCAATATCAATGGCAAGGTCCATAAAATAATAGTTGATGCTACTGATAGTAAAGTAGGGGCTGGCTCAACCACAGGTAAGTTTCACTTAAAAATGGCCGATATTTTAGATTCGTTAGGAACGGCTATTCCTTTTTTCGACCAATTAACAGGTTTAGATTTTGGCACTACATCACCAGCCCCATACCACTTTCAAACAACCGAAGGTGGGGCGCAAAATGATTCATCGGTCCCTACCCCTACTATTTGTAATAATTTAGTGGTTTCAACAGGGGTTAGTTCAGGAGGGGTAGCCCCTTCACATACAGGAGGGGTAATCACAACCCCCGCCGCTTGGACTGGTGTTGTTTGTGGTAAAGTGCAAATAAACCTCCAAACCACTAACGCTTGGGCGGTAGATACAGGTTCAATTATTGTTATAATCATCTATGATTAGGGGAATAATTGATAAAGGCATACCCACACAGGAGAATTGAGCAACATGGCACTAACCGTATCGCAAACACGCCGTAATTCAGTAAGCGGCAATAGAATAACTACATTTTTGACCGCCACCTTTGATAATTCATATGCGGGTCCCGCAGGTGAGGCTCTTGACCTCACTAATTATGTCCCTCGTATTGATATGGTGAACATTGAGCAAAAAGACGGCTATACCGTTGCTTATGATTCAACAGTAGGGGCTTTGAAAGTTTATTGGCAAACAGACCCCGCTGACGGTGGGGGGGCAAATATACCTCTTGTTGATGTAGACCCTACTACTGACCTATCTACTTTGACTGTTAATATCTCGGTCACTGGTGGCAGGGCTTAATTAGTCGCCCATAGGGGGTGGCTAATATGGCTCGCAGAATGGAAATAGAAACCTTAGACTTTGAGGAATCATACGATATTCAAAAACGCCGTAAGGTGCGTATGGCCGAAATAGCCAATGCTTCTCAATCATCGGTTCACGAAGATGAATCTCCCTTTTCTGAAGAAAATATGCGTTATGCTACAACCAAACGCATACAAATAAAAGGAAATACTAAAAAAAACATACAAAACATAGGTGCTGGAACACGGTGCTTAAGTTGTGGTGCATTACATTTTTGTTGGACTCCTAAATGCGGAGTATGTAGTAAAAGCATGAACTATAATTTGGGTAGTCATAATAGTAATTGGAGGAATTGAATTGCCTCGCACCTTTACACCCGGACATAGGCCGGAAGCACCACTATATCCTGATGATTTAGTATATACTACTGTATCTAAAGTGAGTGACTATTTACAATTACCATTACCTGACCCTGTGGCTTTAGCGGCAGATAGTGTTATTGATGGGGCAGACATTAAGTTCCCCATCACAGGTGCTAATTATCGCCGTTGGGGGTATGAAGCAGGTGATACTGTTTTAGTATATGATGATGATAACGCTTTGGGAACACAATATACAATCACTGGCATTAGTTCAGTAGGTAGTGGGGGGCAGGTATATGTTGTGGCCGTAGGGAGTGGAACTTACGAAAGTGATAAAAACGCACAAATCCAACATCTTTCGGCCTTTACCAATAGTAATGAACGGGGTATTAAAAAGAGCCATGTTGAGAATCTAATTCGCAATCGCCAAGACTACATAGATAAAGTGACCCGTCATGCTTGGCGACCCCGCTTAGTAGCCGAAGAATACCTTAACTTTACAACATTCAAACCATTTAGGCGCAGATATTATACTGATTACGTGGGTGCGGTTTTTGTTAAGCATGGTGCTATCCAGCGCATTCTAAAGATGGGCGCATGGCAAGGTGACTATTACCGTGAAATGGCTTCTGCCCGCGTAGGATTAACAATAATGGACCACACTTTACTATCAAGTCAAAGCATATTACTTTGTCCGGGTGCTAATGGAGTTGCCACTTTGACAGTAGGTGCTGCTTCTACTAATTGGCGGGCTGATTTTGATGCTAAATCCACAGCGGATAATCTCGCTGCTTTGATAAATGAAGATGGGGATTTTAATAAAGCCGCCATACAAATTGGCTCATTAACTGCTGAAACCTCATCCAGTTCAACCGCCGCCCTAAACCTAAACCATGAGTTTTTGGCTTTGGCTAATAGTGATGCTGGTGATGGAGTGGTGGAGATTAGTTCTATGCGTAGCACCGAAGGAGGGGCCAATTCAACAATTGCCACCACCCACAATACTGCAATTACATACAAAACAAACCTAACCACTTCCGTTCAAACCACGGTATTGACTGTGACTGGTGCGCCCGCTACTTCTTTTACTGTTGAAGATGGTTCAACCTTTGTTAAGAGTCATTCGCTGGTATATATCGAAAGTGGGACAACCAATCGTATTGCCCTATGCACCCGTAGTGGCAATACATTCACAATCATAAATGATGAGTTAAATGACTTTGATGGTAATATATTGGTGGGTGATGTAGTTAAACAAGTGCGCTTTAAGTGTGATATAAATGACGAAGAACGCCAAAAGTCTTGGTGGAGTATAGAAGAAAACGGTATGATTCTCTTTAACAATGAATACCCCTTCTTTGAAAACCATTCACTACGTATGGCTTATATTTATGGAGAGCGATATGTTGAACGCAGTATTGTTGATGCTTGCACAAAATTAGTAGTTATGGATATTATTATGTCAGATGATTATTCAGTATTATTCCCTGAAGGAACACAAAATGTGGACTTATCTATGAAACACCAAAAATTAGAAGCCGAAGTGCAGAAATTACTTGTGCCGTTTCAAGAATCAATAATTGTGACAGGAATGGGTGGATGATATGACAGATAAATTAAAAATAGTAAAAAGCGGAAGATTGATTCAAAATTGCGATAAATGCGGTAAGCGCAGACCAATATGGAGTAATGCAAATCGCCAATATCTTTGTAAGGATTGTGCTACCAACAATAAAGCCACGGATGCTGGTTTAGATGCCATGCGTCAGGGGTGAGTATTATGAGTAAAGCCGACCTACCTGATATGATAAAGTTTTTCAAAAAGGTGGGTGTTGCTACAAAAGAATACAAAAAAACATTAGAACGGCAACAGGCCCATGAACCGGATTACCTTAAGGGATTATTTCTCTTAGAGCAACAAATGGCTTTAGAAGATGAAAAGCCTTTAGATGAAGAAGAAATAGCCAATATAATGAAAGCACATAAAGCCAATAGCCCCTTCGCATTAAATGTTGAGGTATCTCGCGCTAAATTATTTAAGGTGATGAATCAATGACAGATGCAATAGAGGCTTTTACTTCTTTGTTGAATAGCAATTGGAATATATCACCCAAACCATCTATTTTTGATATTGCTACCCTTGAAACAGGGGAAGGAAAAAGAACTCGCCTCCAAGACCACGATATTATCCGTCTGTTTGAAACCTCGCACAATGAAGTTCAACCGGAGTTGTTGATGGACTTTGTAAATGAACATGTTAATTTGACTATTGATGTGCGAACAATCAAAGGAAGGGGCCGTCTTTCTGACCTCCGCGATGAGGTCCGGCGAATCATACATTTGTTTAGAAAAGGGGATAGTATTAACTTTGACAGGGCAATCTTCAAAACCCGAACCGACTTGTCGGACCGTAGCAAGAGGCTATTCCGCTACACAATGCAAGTTGAATTGATGACATTTGCCAAACCCCTACCAGTAGTGAGTTGAATAAAAAATGGCTGTAAATAACATATATAAAGGTGATTTAAGCGAAGTATCGCTTGGAAAAGAAACGGGCTTATTCGGTCAAGGAACAGGTAATACTGGCGCAACCGCCACTACTGGTGGTTGGGATAGTGTAAATGGACCTACCGCCAACAGTTCAGTATTGAACATTGGTGCGGGTATGTATTGGGTAGCGGCTGGTCCCGCTGCCGAAGTGCCTGATAATATGTTAGTTGGTGCTACTTTGAAAATATATTCAAGTGGTGGTAGTAATAATTTTACTGCCGATGATTTTACTTCAACCAAGCGAACATATTATATTACTGCGAATGATACTGACAGTATTACTATACAACCCCGTTTGGCTACATCTGCCGCTACTGCTGATACTGATGATTATTTTATCATAAATGACTTGAGAGTTCCTACCTTTGAAGCGGCTATGGGTTCTTCAGACCACCGTGTTAAAACAGACCAATTCTTGGGTCTGCTCAATTCATTTAGCCTTCCTGAACCGGAGATTGATGTGCGAAAGCAACATATTGTCGGCATGGGTCGTGATGTAAATGTATTAACCAGTGGAAAAGAAACACTTTCAGGCGGGAGTTATGACCTTAACGCCCATTCTTTACGCTTTATGAAATATGCTCTTGGAGGCCATACGGCACGAAGCATGGGCGAGTTCTCTAATGTGACAGGCACAGACACCGTATTGACTGATTTACCCCTCAATATCAAAGATTCGGCAACTGCCGCTTATGCAGCACAAGAAGTAGGTGCAGCCGGAATAGATACAACCATTACGGCCACCGTTGGTGCAAACCAATTAACAGGTCTATCAAACACCTATACCAACTTAGATGTATTCGTTGGTGCGCTTTCTGTGGCTACTGTTCCGGCGGCTACTATCACTCTCACCAATAATGCTAATGTAAGCCATGAATCAGCACCCGCAGCAGGTCTATTCAAGGTGCTTTCAGCCGATGGAAATGATGTTCTGCTTGGGTATTACGGCGCAGGTGGTGGTGCATCAACTACTCTTACTTCTTGTGCTGATATTGATACCGGGGCAGTAGCAAGGGCGCAAGTCGTCAATGTTCCGATTTACCTTCTTGCACAACCCACGGCTAACATTTCAGCAGGTGACATTAGGGTGAAAATTGGGTCAGACTTGGTGGATAAGTTCACTGTTGGTGAATATGTGCAAATCTTTGATAAAGATACAGTAAGTATTCCGGGTGCTGATGTGACCGCACCCACTTTGGAAAAACATGAAATCCGCCGAGTTATTGCCGTTGGTTCAAGTAGCGGTGGGGATGAAGATTATATTTATGTTGAAGAAGCATTCTTGTTCGACCATACTACTGCTTCATGTGGGGTAGAAAGATTACAATATAATTCAAGTTGGTTGCGCGGAAGCCCCGATATTTTAGATACTACAAATGAATTGAAATATGGAGTTATCCATAACTTCTTTGGTTATACTACTTTGCCTACCTTTTCAATTGAACAATCATTTAGACAAACAGACGTGACTCCGGGTGGCGAACAATTACTTCGTATATTCTCAGGTTGTAAGGTCAATAGCCTTCAAGTAAAAGCAGATACAGAAGGTGAAGTCAAAATAAGCGGTGATTATGAGGCGGGTAAAATGTTCACTGACACAAAAGGTAATTTTATCACACCCCATCGTATGTTTGAAAATACTGCAGATAGTCTTGCTAACCGTAAAGTATCGGGTATTGCAGTTAATGGTGAAAAACCGTATCTATTTCAGCATGTATCGTTCAGTGCCTTTGGTGCATTAGTATTGCGAGCCATTGATGCAGAATTAACAATAGCAAACGGTAATACTGCTCGGTGGTATATCCGTGGGACAGATGGCGCATACGCTTCTTCTGACCAAACCGCCGAAGCAGCCACACACTATGCTTCTGAAATTACCGAAGCGGCAAGAGAATACACTTTCAAGTTTAATGCACTGGTTGAAGATAGTAGATGGTTTGATGAATTACGCCAGCGCAAACACCACATCAATACTAATGATATTACCTTGACTTTGAATAAACCCGGTTCTGCTTCAACCCGTCAAAATGGCAGTATTACCATTGAAGATTATACTGTATCTAAAGCAGACCACCCGTTGCCCGATGATAAAGGACCAATTACTGCAAATGTTGAGTTTGAGGTTCGGCACATAAAGGCAACAGAAACGAACCCATATTTTGTATTGTAATGAGGCAAATAACTAATAAGAAGAACTAACAGGAGTGATACAGATGGTAAGGCTGACAGGGTATATAACAGTGGGAGGAAGGCGTGAGTTTTTGAATTGGACTATTAACGGTAGTGAAATAGTTGAAGGTGCAGGATTATCTGCTTCAGAAATTAAAGTCATTGACCCATTAGTAGTTGTAGCCCCTGCACCAGCAGCACCAGCACCCCAACCAGTAATTGATGAAGCACCTGTTAATGAAGTAGTTGAGCCAACAAGTTATGGTGAGTTAAATAAGACCGAATTACAAGTATTATGTAGTCAGGCTGGACTCTCCGCTTCAGGCACAAAGGCTGAATTGATTGAGCGATTGAACACTAACGATGGTGCAGGTGAAGAAGCCGAAGTCAATGAAGGTGAAAACAATGCAACGAGCAACAGTGAATGATTTACTCATAGGTAAAACAGCAGAAGAACATGAAATTGAAACCCCATTTGGGTCTTTGACCGTATGGATTCGTGAATTATCATGGATTGACCGCCAAGAGGCTTTGGGTAAGTTTGTATCTTTAACCACCGGTGATGATGGTGAAATGACCCCTCAAATTGACTTTGGTGGTTATTGGCGTTTCATGTTAAAACGCTGTGTAATAAAAACCGAACCTGCCCTAAGTAATAATGATTTACTTAATCTTAAAGGTGAAGTCGGTAATGCTATACAGGCTTTATTACCCTCTTTTGACTCCCTCACAGAAGGGATGGGAGAAGGGGGCATGACAGGCCCTTTGGAATAACTGCTGATGATATACGGGTATTCATCAAGTGGAATGGCGAAGGCGACCTTCCCTTAAATGCACAAAAAATACCCGTTTTAGGGTCGGCTTTGACTACTTTTTTTCTTGGGGTATTTTTCAAATGCCCCCCTCATTCATGGGATGATTTACCCCCTGAAAGGGTAGTTTTGGATTATCTGTTAATGGTGGCTTATCGTGAGCAAGAGGCGGAAATGATGAACAAATTAAAGCGTGAGCATTCAGTCGGCCAAACGAAGGGCCGGCCGGTTCGCACCACAAGTGATGCTGACTTTTTCGAGCGAATGAATACAGGGTTGAAGAATAATGGGTAATGATAGTGAACTTATAGGTGGAATGAATTATCAATTCGCCAATCAAGTAAAGACCCTTACGCAATTGGATAGTGGGCTTGCTATATTACCTGACAGATACCGAATGATGATGAAGTTTTTGGGTCCGTTGTATGAAGCCCAAATAAAGTTCAAAATGGCTACTCAAAGTGTTAAGGAACTTTTCAAAGAAAAGGAAAAAGTAGATGAAAAAGCCAATGAAAATATGAAAAAAATGACTAAGACGGCTACTACATTACATTTGGTCTTTTTACCTTTTACTAAGACTTTGAAAATAACAAAAGCACTTTTTAATGGTATTTTGATTACTATTTTACCTTTAATTGGTATATTTTTTATGATAATGGGTGTAGTTATGCTACTTGTGGCCGCTTTTGATAAGGGAGGGGGTTCATTACGTGCTTGGTTAGAAGATTTACCTATTTTGGGGGCGGCTTTTGGTTTTGTTCAAGAAAAAGTTGATTTTCTAAAGGATAAAATAGGTAATTTTGATTTTGAAGCGGTGAAAACGGGTGCTTTGGGGGCAGCCGCAACATTACAAGAAGCCTTTGGACCTGCGGCTCAAACCCTTTTTACTGGTTTAGTTGATACTTTGTCACAACAAAAAGAACGAGTAATTGGATTATGGGAGAACATTAAATCGCAAGTCACCTTTTCTGATACTGATATTGATTTTCGGGTAGTTTTGAATCAATTGGGTGCGGGGCTTGAAGAAGCAATTGGTATGTTTTTTGTCGTTTATAATAGTGTCTATGATATGATTTTTGAGTTAATTGATGTGTTGATTAGTTCAGGAATCCTTCAAACAATAATAACAAATGTTCAGTTATTATGGAGTGAAATATCGGGGGCTTATGATGAAATAACGGGGGCTTTAGAAGGCACAGGACTCACATTTGATACCATAATGAACACAATGACTACTGCGTGGTCTAAGTTCATGGGGTTCTTAGAAAGTTCGGGGCTTTTAGACTTTATTAACGAAATAATCAGTATGTCTGCCGAGTTAAGGGCATTATGGATTAAGTGTGTTGCTAAATATATATCCACAATAATCAAGTTCATTAGATGGGTTTATCCATATGTAAAGCCTTATGCCAAAGCAGTTTTCGCCTTTATGAAAGCAGCAATAGTAGTCTTTATCACAGTAGTTCGGACCGTTGTGACTATGATTAGGGTTGTTGTTGCTGCTTTACAAGGAGATTGGGGCAAAGTAAAGACTTTACTTGAAAGTATTACTACTATGTGGCAGGGAACAATTGGGAAGATTGTTGGTTATTTTGGTGAAGCAAAAGAACAAATAATGAAGTTCTTAGCCCCAATTATTGATGTGATAGAAACGATTTTAGAAGGCGTTGGTAGGTTCACATTGGATGGAATAGGGAGTATTGGAGGTAGTATGTTCAGTTTTGCAGGAGGGGGTATAGCCAGTGGTTCTAAGAACGGCTATCCGGCCACATTACACGGGACAGAAGCCGTTGTGCCTCTCCCTGATGGCCGCACCATCCCTGTCACAATACAAGGCATGGGGGGCGGTCAAGGGGGAGATAACATCAATCTTACAATCAATGTTAGTGGGGGTAATGGCGATAATCGCAAATTAGCCCGTTTAATATCCGAAGAAGTAGGCCGCACATTCCGCAACCGTTCAAGAGGTAGTGGATATAGTAGAGGTGTTTAACCATGCCTAAAATACACTTAATTAGGCGTGATGGCGGAATAATTGAATTGAATGCTACTAATATAGCATTTAATATCCAACGGGGAGTCAAAATATGGGCTATACCTATTGTTGGCGTAAGGGCTGGTTTTGATACCAACGACAATAATTTAAGTATTACAGTTGATGGTATAATGACTGATGATTCAGAAGTAAGTGGCTCGGTTGGTGCGATAGGGTCATTAGACTTATCACGCCCTACTACTAATGCCGATTCGTGGTTTAATCAACAGATAGCACAAGATGATATTGGGTCAATTGCAGATATTGTGACAATGTTAGAAGGTAAGCAGTGGACTTTCAAATCAGCAGGTCAAGTAGCGGCTGGTCTTGATGAAGATATTACCCTGCGTTTTAGCACAAGTGCTGGCCCTGCATGGGCTACTGGTGCGGCGACCAATACTATTGTGCCTATTGACCTTAGTGGTGTAGTTAATCACACAGGACACCTTGCAGATGCAATACATACTGCTCTTACTACTAATTCAGTTAATGTTAATGGTGCAGCGGCCACTATATCATCCATATTCACAATTACTCAAAGTGCAGGACAAAAACAATTAAGTGGCGACCATCAAGGAGTAGGTGCATTAACTACTGAAAAAATAACTATAACTAACATTACTAAAGGTGCTGATGGTAATACACCTATTACTAAAAGTGGGGCATTGGGGGTTAGCACTACTCAAAATTGGGCTAATGCCTTTTGGGTTTCATCGTCATTGAATAATGGTGTGACTGGTAGTAAAATGAGTCGTGGGGATAAGATACAAGATTTACTTAACATGACTATGAATGCAAGCCCCGGAGGTGGTATGTTGAGCGCACAATCCTTCACAGGAGATTTGATTGAGATGCCCGATTCTATTTCTAATTTTGATATAAGCAAGTTTTTGAGGATAGACCGTTCTGATAATGTAGAGAAGTATATTGTTGGTATTCGCATACCATATGATTCTATAATTACTGCAACGGGGGCTGATACTACTGTAATACGGCAATTTATTTCACCATCTGGCCCCGGAACAAGTTATCCAGCAGATGAAAATACTACTGCATTTGACCCAATAGACATAGTGGGCGGTGAAGTAGTGCGCCCAAATCCATTCTTTAGGCAAGGCATAGCAATTCCGGGGGTAATTCAAACCTTTCAACCATCTTATGAAGCGGGTGATTCGGTATGGACTTATACATTAGGATTTGTCGCTTGTGAACAATTATTAGGGATTTGATGATATGCCTATTCGAATGATTCATTCTAAAGCCGTTAGGCTAAATGGATATACAGATGGTATGGTTGTGCCTACTGGGTCATTCCGTGAAAGTGGGGTGGATTTATTCAATGCTGCCCATGATGAAAAGCAAGGGGTGACAAACAAAGTGGGTGTTTATGAGAGCGATAGCCCAAAGGTAGGTTCTATGCACATACCCAATGAAGGCAACGGGTTGAATAACATAATTGGGCCGTTCACAATAGAGGCTTTTGTAATACCCGATAGGGGGGGAGTAATTGTTCACAAACCAAATGCTTTCACCTTAAAAGTAGGTGAGCCGTTTTCGTCTGCGCCAGCGGTGTTTGACCTCCATACCCGAACCTCCGAAGGCAAAATAGGAAGTGAACGAGTGTCAAGTGTTATAACATATCCTCAAACAAATACTGATTGGGGGTCTTATAGTGGGGGCGAATCAAAACCCCATGACCTTGATTTACCCTCCCGTGAATTATTATATGTAAATGCCCAATTTACAGGAACACGGATGCGTATTTACATTAACACTGATTTAGTAGCAGATATGGATTTTGGAGGTGAAAAACGCATCATACGTAGTCAATCAGCAGACCTTTTCATAGGTGGTGAGGGTGGCGAATATAGAGGTATTATTGAAAGTGTGCGTATTAGTAGGGGTGTGATTGAACCAAAGATGCGCCCTTTTACTACAATACCTGAAGCAGTTGGTTTATGGGATTTTGAAGATGAAGATGATATACCACAAATATATTTTTTTAATAATCGTAATCCTGCTCATCCTCAACAGGGCAAAGATGGCGTGGGTAGTGAAGGGGAGGGGTTGATGCCTTTACCTATGGTTTGCGTAGGGTATGATTTTACTACCATTGAGGTAAGTGGTGATATTACCAGCCCTATTACTCTAAAAGCAGGTTATGATTATGGTTATTTTAGTATAAGGGATTTTCCTGATAGTGTAGTGGCGGGCCTTACAGAACGCCCTACTGCGTTAGAGTTATTGGCTTCTCATATGCTTTCAATAGAAGTTGAGGAATTACAATTGCAGACTTGGTGGGAAGGAGGGGTTCTTGACATTTCATCACAAATTACTGGTGCTAACTACCATTCTGACGGCATCCCCGTTTCAAATCTCAACGCCATAGTAAATGCGGGCGGCACTGACCCAATGACAGGGGGTAGTGTTTCTCCCTTTGGGTATTATGATTCATCACCTGAAGGGGGCATTGACCTTGACCCAATGGTGAACCCTATTGAGCGCGTGAGGATTGTAGCAATTGACTTCAAAGGGGATGTAGGATTAGGCCGACCCCCAAGTGTTATAATTCAAAACACTATATTGTCAGGGAACAACGACCCCAATACACAGGGATTTTTGTTTGAGCATCCTGACAACACCCCTGTTTGGTTCACACTTGGTAATGCTGATTTAGTTATTGACCCCGGTGCTACTACCGCTGTTGTAAGACCAAAAGGACAAATGACAAGGGCTACATTCACTCAAAACCAGCGTTTTAATGATAAAAGTGGCGAAGGTAATGATGCTTATTTTATCGCTACCAAATCTCGTATGTCAAATGAAATGCTTACTCAAGTGCAAGGAGTATCAGGCACTTCATCAGCAATAGAACCACCTCTTGCTAATGACCTTGCTATATGGTTAGATGCTAACGACAAAACAACAGTATTGCGCTATGACGGCACTTCTGTTGTCAGTAATGATGATTATGTGTTTTGGTGGAACAGTAAAGCAAGGGCAGACGGCACTATGAATTATCACTTTTATGGTTGGGGTGATGGCTGGCGTTGGATTCAAAATTGTGGTAAAGCAAACAATCGTAGTGGGCTTATAGCAGTAAGCCCAAGTGAAGCATTAGTATCTCCTACTGGACCTATGGCTTGGCAGGGTGGTAGCCCTGTTATTGGCGGTGGGGTAATCGTGCCTACATATCCAGTTGGGCAACAATTCTATGGTGGTTCAGGGTGGGTTAATGGAGATAGCGCAGTAAGAGCAAATGCCGTTGCGGGGTCAAGCCCTGTTGCTTTTGCTATCCAACACCTCGCTAATTTGTATGGCGGTGGTCCAGATATGACAGACGGCGATTGGTCTTATTACTTCGTAGTCACCCCTCAATATACTGCTGGTGTGCCTCTTACATTGATGCGAAGTGAAATAAACAATAATTTTAATGTTCAAATAGATAATGGGGGAACATTCCCTTACGTTGATGCTGATGGGATGGTTGGTGTAGGTTTGCCTTCTACTTACAGACCTACTGCTGGTTCACCTGCTCTTATATCCCTAAGAATAGATGCAGGGGCTTCTCGTTTCGCTTGGGATTGGCGTGGGGAACAGGGAGTAAATGGTATTGGTGGGACAGGTAATTGGTCGCCTACCACTTCACTTATTTTTGATGATATTTCACCCCAAAGGGGAGGCATTGACTTTTTATGTGAAATGACAGATAGTGGGGGGGCCAATGATATTGCTAACTTAGCACCACCGGGTTTTATTGTGCATGAAATACTCGCCTATCCACTTCATATGAGTGATACTCAAGATGCTGATATAAAACAATGGTTCGAAGATAAATATGGGGTCTAAAAATGGGTGAATCGGATGCAGAACCATTAACAGGTGAAGGGTCGGACCCAATTAGTAATTCGTTAAATCCACCCGTAAAAGACTTGCAGGGTTTGTGTGGTTTAACCACATATAACCGCGTTGAGGGGCATTTTTACTTGAAAAAAATGCCTGAACCCAAAAGTGAAAACATTAGTCGGACCGTTCAGGGTTTAACCGATAAGTTTGAATCGGGTTATGAAGATACAACAATTGGTTCTTTAGTAGGGCTTAATGACAAAGTGGATATTACCCAAGTGGTTTATCAAGCCGAAGCACTTACTGTTCAAACACAAAGCCAATTAGCCACATATAGTGCTACTACTGGGGGGGCCAAAACCCAATCAATTATCACACAAGGGGGTATTTCATACCACGATGGTTCATCAATTATTGATTCGTCAGGAAAAGATACTATTATTGCGATTGGTATTGAAGATGTGCTACCCTTTTTGTTGAAAGGTTTTGACACAGACCAAAACGCACTTTTTGACTTTACTGACCCTACTAAACCTACAAATGGTGATTATATCCGTCATTTGACTCCTGAAAAAGAATGCAGGTTGGCTATAATAGATGCACCAGCCGCCTTAATTACTGCCGGAGGCCCACCAAAAATACTGGTATATTACAATGCAATAGATTTAACCGGAGAGGTAATGGCAGGGTGGAAAGGTAGCACTTTTGCTTCGTCTGCTGGCTCAAATAGTCATAATGAAAGCAAAAATGACATTGAAGGCATAAACAACACTACACAAAATGCGTGGTTGGTGGTAAAGCGCACCGTTCCTGACGCAAATACCATTTTTACAGATAATAGCACAGGCACACCATCATATCGCACTTTGGCTGATTGGTTAAAATTACCCTACGATACTGCTTCATTTGGCGCACCACCAGCCTATACCCCTTTGGTAATTCATGCCCCCGGTGGAGTAATAGCCATCCCTACTAAAGATTTACAACGCCCAATGAAAAGTCATACCCTTCGTAATAACCCCACGGGAGATATAACCAATTCGCCGTTTATCAACATTGAAAATTGCCCACATACGGTAATTCAAGGTGCAATTGCGGGGATAAAAAACAAAACAAATGGTTATGGAATACCAATCGCTTTACCCAATACTCGTTCACCAGCAACCAATAGTAAAAATGCTTATCATACAATGTCAATAGGTATTCAAGGCAAAGGAACGGCGTTATCAACAGGCACATATGGTAGTCAGCAACCAGTTGCTCTTGAACAATATGATATTATAGATAATTTGATTGAAAGTGACCGACATTTGTTGCTAATACACCCAAAAAACCGCCAAAGAAGTAATACTTTATCCACTATTTTGACAAGAAGGGAAGCATCTGACCAATATCACCGTTGTTCTATTGAGTTAATGCTTATGAGAGGGCGGGTTGAGGAAATTATACCAAATAGCGTAAGTGAGGGAGGCAGCGAAATACTAATTCGGGGTAGGTCGCAATTATTAGATATTGCAGACCAACGGGTTGAGCGTGATTTTACATTAGCCGAAGGACACCCCATTAAAGAAATAGGCGACCTCGGTAGCCCTTCTGTTAGCATCACAATGGGTGGTTTAGGTCAAGGTGGTATAGATATTAACCCCACAAGGGTTGAACATAGTAATTTGCCAGTTTGGAAGGATAAAATAGTGGGGTCAGGTAATGCTTCGGTGCGTAATGACAGGCAGACCTCTACCTATTATGCTTCAACGCGGGCTTTGGTGGAATTACCTATATTCCCTTCAATGTTTTTTGATATTGAGCAACGATTAGAAAGTAGCACAAATAAACGTAGCCCATTACCAAGTAATCAATCATTAGAATTAGTCTTAGATACTACCATGACAGCGGCAAATCGCCCCCAAATGCAAAATTATGAGAATCGGTGGGCAATTGATTGGGGAATGAAAAACCAAGTAAGTGCCTTAAAGGTGAATGATTTTGATGCGGTAAATGGTAAAGCATGGGTGCGCTTTTCGCGTGAAAACGCCGCATCATTCACAAGAGCCTCAATTTATGTGGGTGCGCCCACCACCGTTAATTTTGGAACATTGGCTGGTAGTAATGCGTATATTGAAGTGGATAGTGTATTGCCCTTTGTGAAAGAAGGGGGGATGGTTATTGCATCATACGGAGGGGGTAATCAAATATGGACTCTTACTGCTGGCTTTGCTACTGAACCTGACGGTAATGGTTTTGTGGTGACTGTTGGTGAGGGGGTAGTATCAACAAGAGGGCTACGGCTTCATATATGGAAAATGGAGATTAACGGTGCTTCACACCGCTTATATTACAATAGGTATCACGATTGGGAAGATGATTTACTCAATGAAGCAGGTCTTATTAGCCAAATAATAGAAGGTTTGCCTGTAATAATGGGGTGTTGGTTAGCAGATACCGGTGGTGAAGGTAGTGGTCTATATCCAGTCGGTCATTCTATAACTGGACTTCAAGTGCCTGTTGGCACATCAGCAAGCACGTTGGCGCAGAATTATGCTGGTTCTATGGAAATTGCATTAGGATTTAGAAGAAGTAGTAATACTCGGATATGTTTTGACCCCGATGATAGCACAGGGGCAACCATTATTATACTAAATGGCCCAAACATGGAGGGTTTTTCCTTTGACCCCGGAAATTATATTTATAGTGATGATGATATACCCCTAAATCCTCCAATTGAATGCAGAACTGGGTATTTGTCATTAAAAGGCAAGAAAGCCGATGATACACTCGATTGGGTGCGCCCACAACGCATAAAATTGGGCGATATTGGCAATAAAGGCAATGTCACTAACTTAGAAGAAGGGGTAAATGAGTTAATACGCCAAATAAATCAAGCGGGGCATCCTTTGGCTAAGAATACAAATGGAGGTAGTGCTTTTGACCCACCAGTATTGTTTGATGAAAATGCAGGGACATATACTATAACATCTACTGATAATGGCTCTCATATGGGTTATGTTAGGGCATTTATAGGAAGTGATGTTGAAAGCCGTGATGGTGAAAGCGGGTTATCTATTGTAATACATAGCACTATTCCGGGTGCTACTGGTCGTAATTTTGCGGCTTGGCTTCATAATTATAGCCCATATCCCTATCGCCCAATTCAAGCAATAGGGCATGGTGGGCTATTAGCCACAAATAGCCGGTCATATCAAGCCTCATCATTCGCCGCACCACTACCTCTTGGTATGGATGGTGAAACATTTGTGCCTATCACCACATTTCAAGGGGGATTACATGGTGCTGTTGAAGATGCAATGGGCAATTTACGCACATATAAGGGAATAGGGCAAGAGTATTCTTTTAAGACCATTACAGGGGCCAAGCAAACGAATGGTGAATTATGGCCTGATTACGATTTAGAAGTATTCCCTAATTTGGTGGTTGAAAGAAAAACATTAGATATAATTAGCAGGGTTAGTGAAAATATCTCATCTACTAACAAAGGTAAAATACTTGTCAATGGTATAATAGGGGTTTTTGAAGGCATTGGGGCTAATGTGGCGGGGAATATATGTAAAGTGAGAGGTAATGGGGCGTGTGCCTTTTTATTGAATGCAAGGCCCATTGACATAAACGATGTTAAAAAATGGAATGATATGTTTTTTGATAGGAATGGAAATTACAAAGAAATTACAATAAAATTGATATTGCCTTTAATTGATAATCACGGAATACTATTCTTTGGTGGAGGGCATACAGGTGTGACCTTTGACATTAGTGATGGAACAGCCAATGATTATGGTGATTTTTACACCCACCATTATTCTAAGGGCCCTTCGGGATATAGCGGCTTTCAAAACCTCCATGAAGTGCAGACCGCTGCCGCAGTATTAGACTTCACTAACATTAAAAATGCAGATACGGTCAAAGAAAATACATACCGTGGCATTCATCATAAACAGACAATAACCAATACTGGCACTGCCCCCGAATCGAACCATTTAATGACTCAAGATGTTTTATTTTATGTGCGATTAAATAATGGGGAATTAGACCAAATAGACTATACAACAGGTAGTGAAGCACCCGTTGAATCATTATATGGCTCTAAATTGATGGCTGTTGGTAATTGGAATAATGCTCTAATTGCACAAACCAGTAGCCCCATTATAGTTGATGGAGATGCAAGAGCCGTTTATTTTTCAGGACAACCAAACCATGCTTGTTTAGCCTTACATAAAATAGAAGTAGAGGGGCTACAACAAGTATCACCAAGAGTGCCAATTAAAAATGACATGGAAGCCGATGATTGGTCTATTTCATTCTTTATGCACCCCCATGATACAACATGGCCGTGGACTACTATATACGGCAACGGCCCCGTATTACATGGTATAGACCAAAACGGGAAACCGTGGGGCATATCAATTGTTAGTAAAGAAGATGTGTTAATTGGAACAGATATTGATTTTAAGGTAATTATGCACGATACCCAAAATGGGGGTTTATCTTTCAATTATGAAAGCAATAGTGTTGTAAGAGCAAAAGGGCTTTGGAATCATATTGTAGTCACCCACGAAGGAGGTCATGGGGGTGCTGGTGCATTGGTTTATGTTAATGGGGCGTTAATAAGCACCATCCAAACCCCTATCCTAAATGTGGATTTAGTTAATCAAGGCATATACAACGGAGGCACAGTGCCGGACACCCCTCATTTACCACAAAACATTGGTGTGGGGATAAAAGCAAATAGTGGTATATTGGTGAACCATCCCTTAGCAAGCCTTTATTCGGCTTTTTCAACAGACAGAATAGCAGTAGCCTCAAACCCAACAATTCAATTCAACGTAGGTGATGAAGTATTAACCAGTGGGGGCGGATTTATAGGCATAATTGATTCTATGGATTCAACCACAATCCTTTTTGTTGAAAATATATTAGTAAATGTGCCTCACAATGATAATTTACAAAAAATAACGGCTCTTGGGACAGGGTTTTATGGTCGTGATAGTAATATGCTTACTCTCGGTGTTGGTTTAATCACCCATTCACCTATCCCCACCTACACTTACGGAGAGCATCACGGTGGGGGTGTTAATGTTTATGACCCAATTTATTTTAACGGGCGGCTTAGTGAAGTAGCATTGTGGGATAAGGTGCTTTCACCTTCTGACATAACAACCCTTTACAATGCAAGGAGTGTGTGGGATTAACATGACGGAGATAAAAACCTTTTACAAGAAGGAATATCCAGCCAAATTACAGACATTTGGTTTAAGTGATGAAAGACCCCAAAGTGGTTTTTTTAATCTTCATTTCACCTATCCTGATACAGAATACAATGACCCTACTGATACTCAATGGGGAGGGGGTGCGGGGTCAAATCAATTAGGGATGAATTATTTGATTAGAACCCGTTTGGCTAATGGTGCAAGGACATATTCAAATGGTGAAGATGATGCTACTGATATTAACTATACGGTGATTGACTTAAAACGGGCTTATGAGGCTTCGGTAGCAGCGGGCAGCACTAAAACATATGATTTAGGGACAGAAGAAGCATCGCGGCTTATTGCTGCTACTATCAATTCAAGTAGGAATAGGCAAGCGAGCCATCATTTGGGCAGGGAACGCTTTTTACGGGCCAAATACCAAAATATGGGACCCAAAAAAAGTTATACCTTTTCAAATAGTAGTAATTATTATCCTTTTACTGGCCTTTTTACAACAGCAAATGGACCCTTTTTGAAAACCACCACTAAAGTATTTAGTGTGGGTAGTAGTGTAGGTAGTTTAATTAAAAATAATGAAAAAATATACACCATTAGTGGAGATTATATAGGAAAATTATTAGAAGTAAATAATACTTTAGATATTGTAATGTATGAACAAAATGCGTCTGATTTGCCATTGGGTTCAGTTATTGTTGGGGGTTGGTTTTATACAAATGATTGGAATGTTGATGTTTTACCTTCAGATTTACCCCAAAAAGGAATAATTACTCAATCGACAGGTGGTGCTTACTTTACATTAACATATGATGGTTGGGAACATTATTCTTTTTCAAACACCCCTTCTATGTCTAATCAAATCCGTTTTAATATAACAAAGGTTGAACATAGCAGTGGTAGTGTAAGTAGTGATATTATAGGGGTGAGTGCTTGGTCTATTACTAATGAACCCCAACATACTGTGATTGTTTCTTGGGAATATGACACCCCCGCAGGAGGGGGCTATTGGGGAACGGCCAATGGGGGTCCAATTGTTCAAGGATTAGGCACTTCATTACCGGTGTGGTATTTAACGGCTAAACCGATGGATGGGGGCAATCTTGGCTTACCTTCTTTGGCTTATGATTCTAAGGGGGCGCAACCTGTGGCTCATACTTTAGGACATGGTTATAGCCGTTTTTCTATTGAAGGGCTTAATTCATGTGTAATGCCGGAATTACCGCCCCCTGATATGCCATTCAATGGACCTGCAATTATGGGTGAAGTGGAAGCAGACCCCTTTCAATGGGATGGACTTTCAGCAAATAATGATGATGATTTGTTGATAACTAAGCCGGAGTATAATACTAAAATGGATGAAATGGGACCATATGAAAGTGGTTGTGTGGTGACACTTAATGATTTAGCACTTTTAAGTGGTTTAAGTGATATAAAAGTTTTAGCACCAAATACTAATCTTCATTCTCATTACAAAGTGGGCGATAGTATTTATAATTCAGAAGGGTCAAATATCGCCACTAATCCCCAAATAACTTCAATAAGTGATATACATTCAACGGGTTTAATTATGTTGGGGCCGATATGCACCAATACTGAAATAACCATAAATGGTAATTTTACTACCGCAGTAAGCACAATTACCACTAATCAAGACCCTTCGGCTTTACCTATTGGGACAAATATAATGAACACTGACGGGGTAATTTTGGGAAGAATTGGGGGAGTCACCACCACTACAATTACATTTCTTGCTAATCTTAACTACAATGTTTATGATGGTGAAATTATTTTCCTTGATGCTATAACATGGGCAGTATCTCCAACGGGAATTGACTATACAGCAGACCATTTCAAAGATAATATACCTTTAATGCTATATACTGGTGGCACTGAAGAAACAGATGATAAAGAAGCCTTTGGAGGTCACGGGGGGTTAAGTGATTATAGCGATACTACCGTAGGGAATCCGGCCCTTTTACTTGATAATGAAGGCAATAAATATGCTACAATTACTACCCCTTTAATTGGCTCGTCAGTGATATATGCCCCCAATACATTTAGTAGTATGCGTCTTGGGTCTTTGATAAAAACAATACCTACTCAAACAGAATCTTTTAGACAGTGCGCTACAATTACAATAAGTGGTAGCATCAACCCAACAAGTATTTTTCATAATGATATGTTATTCAAGGGGTCAATGAATAAATGGCAAATTGCTCTTGAAAATGGGTATAAATTAGATACTCGTTTTAGTGCATTGAAGGATGATATAGCGGGTAATCATCACCTAATTACTAATGTGAGTAATGGTTCAGCCTCCGATAATAAGGCAATATCGTGGAATAGTCTAAAAAGTGAAGCCACAACCATTACTTCACCTTCTAACTACAATCAAGGGGTTCAAGGTTATGTGTCACGCCCATATAGAACCGTAAGAACAGTCAATACTGAGCGAGTAAAGGGTCTTTCAATATCAAATGAAGAACGGGTTTGGGATAATATATCAGTAATTGACGATAAGGGCCAAGAATTAGTTTTGGAAGGGGGTTCACCTTTTGGAACGGTAATTAAGGATTATACATTAAATAAAGAACGCATTGACCCATTAACTGGCACTACAACAACCCTGCCTTCAACACCCGGAAGTGGCATTGAGCCTAATATGGAAATATCTTTACCTTCTCAAGATGAAATACCCGGAAATATAATTGTAAGAAGCGGCCATGACCGTGTGCAAGCATGGCGCAATTTATCATGGGGTATGGGGGGATTAAGCGACCCTCGCCCCGATGCGCCCGGAATAATCGAAGCAAATGCCGATACCTATGATACCACCGAAGGAGGGGCTACACAGTTTGACACAAACGACAGGGTTCTGCACTTTCACCCCGTCAGAATCTTACACGACACTATGGTTAGCCAGTTTGGGTTAAACACAAATGCGGCTGCTGGCGCAGTGCCAAGCGGTTCAACCCGCTTATTTGCTGCTCACCGCTTGAGCGACCATACAGAACGTGGTTCAGTATTATTAGCGACTCAAAATGGGGTCGACCACACACAAACCCACCCTCACCATCGTATTAGATTTGGTAGGCAAGGTCATCATTTCATTACACCATACACCATGAGAGGCACACCAATAGCCCTACGGAGGCAATTGCACCGTTCTCATGGTTCTGCATATTCGCTTATGTTTGAGGCCGAAAGTGAAAATAAGCATTGGGGCTTTCAATCTGCATATAGTGGCGTGGCTAACCCTCCAAGTGCTACATTATATTACTTAGACACATTAGAAGTAAATGGGGAAACATACAACGCTGGTTCGTATTCAGCAGATGGTTTCCCTCTTGGTGAAATAGGAAATAATGGTATGCCTAATCATCGTAAAAAATATGGGGCTGACCCTCAAACCTCTTTTGACCTATTATTTGCCCCCGGACAAGAGCATACACTGGTAGAGGGGGCATATGAGCAAGCCCATTTCATCAGTGGGACACATGGTAAAAGCACAGGATTGGGTCCCTATCCTAATACGGCACATTCAGGACCTATCGCAATAAATACGGCTTCTAACCGCATAGTAGTAAATCGTCATAATGCCAGTGAAGAATACGCTATCAATGGCTTCTTTTTGAATCAATATCTAATGATGGGTGGGCGACCCTCTCCTTCTTGGATTAACGCACATCATGTAGCCAGCGGAACAAAGCCCCACTTTTACTCAAATACAGGGCTTCCTGCTGGTTGGCATAGGCCAAGAGTAGCGACTGAATTAGGCACAGTGCCACCTTTGTTTGGGCATGACCCCGAAATGTTGAATATGTCTGCCGTTCCGGTTGCTACTGTTGAAAGCCCTACAATTAGCGGCGACTTTACTCAAACCACGGCTCATAATGACCTCGGTTTGATAAAAGCAACAGATACTAATTCCGGTGCAACCCCTGACGCATTCCTTTGCACATGGTTGGCTGAATATAGCCACCCTGCGTTATTCGGCACAAGCCGTGAACATTTTATGACTATGCGATATAGAGAAGCAGGAATGCCCAAATCGGTGCAATATCCAGCGGTTCGTGGCTTATTGCTAAGAAATGCCTCCGAAGGAAATAGTAGTGATGGTGTAGCCCGTATAGCGACACCAATTGAGCGATTATACGCCTTTCAATGGATGCAAAATTACGGATATAATGCTCTAAATGCTGGCGGGCATGGTGCTAATTGGGGTGAACGGGCAGCCAGCGCGGTATTGATGGGTCATAGCGGTCAGCGTGAACCAAGAGGTTCATTAGAATTACGACAACATTTTACCCTTTATGGGGCAAGTAATAGATATAGTCGTGGTGAAGGTATAGGTGATGGGTTAAATCCCCGAAAGACTGTATCGCGGTTAATTATGGATAAAGACGCTACCAATGGCTACATTTGGAATGAAACCACAACCGTTGAAAACGCTATGGTTGCTATTGATTGGTCGAGGCGTTTGCCCGTAAGAGCATGGGGCTTTAGAACAGGGTGTGATGCCTTAAATATGTTATCCGGCGACCCCACCGAAATACTTACTACTCAGCAGAAAATACAAAGGTCAGCCCGTTTTGACGGAGGCAAACACGATTCGATGCAAAACCTACCTACTGTTAGTGATGGGGCTGATTGGACTTGGCCTACTGCTTATAGTGGTGTTGAGCGAACCGTTCCTATTGGTGTTGTAATAACTGGGCATACCAACGAAGGATATGATAATGAAGGCTTTACCCGTTTATCTAATGAACCGTGGGTTAAAGGTGAATTAAAAGTGGGTATGGGGCGCACCCTTAACCATGCTGACTTGGGGATGATTAAACCCACTTCATTAACTGCGGGAGTAATGGATTCACACCGCACCGAGTTTGCTACAATTACTGGTAGTAATGCGAAGTTTTTACAAGCCAAAAGCACTAATACAGGCTCGGACCCTATTATTGGCTTAAATCATCATAGTGGTGATAAAGTGAAAGCCGCCGATTCAGTAGAGGCAATATATCAATCAGATGCTTTTGGTGCAAGTGTAGGAAACGAGTTTTACCACCACAAAGGAAATAACCTCCACATCAATGCCCATCCTGTCGATATAAAAGTTAATTCAGGCGACCAAAAACACTTCCCCGCCCACGGATGGGGTCAGTCTTTGAACATGAAAGACAAAACCGAAGCCGAGAGGGGAGTAATGCCTATTCCTCTTAGTGAAATAACCGACCACCGACAGATTCAATCAGATTTAACACCACGTTTGGGTTTAGTTGTTGAAACCAATTCTGAGCGCAATAATGCCAAACAAACAGACTATATGATTACCAGCACCAAAGCAGTATCGCTACATAGCGACCTCGCAATTGGGCAACAATTCCCTATATTACCTTCTTGGGTCCAAGATACTAAATGGACTAAATATGCTGAGTCATTTGGTGCAGGTAGCATATCTCCAACCAATCCTGATAATACATATGGTGGGCAAAACAACCCTAACCAACAGGTAGCGAAGCCTCAGTGGTCTTTGAACCGTAATAGTGAATTGAACCTTGATGGTAATGCTCTTGGGGATAGTAGCCAACACTTCTTAGCAACGGGGGTAAAAGACCATTGGGCTGTAAGGGGGTGTGGTGATTTGCCGCCGTGGGGTGGTGTATTTATTCTGCGTAAGACTTGGCTTGAGCGCGAAGAAAAAAGCAAAGGTCGCCGTAGTATAGTTGGTGATGGTGCTACATCAAAACCCCAAATATCTCAACCAGTGCGGCGCACTGCTGATTATATTATGCGTATGACCCGCCCATTGAAAGTGTATGGTTTTAGCACATTGTTAGATGTTGATTTGTCAATACTCAACCAAGACGGCTGGTTATTGGGGCCATATTGTAGTCTTAGTCAAGCGGGGTCATTAGACCAAGCATTTACCCGTGATAAGCGATATGGTATGTTTGAAACAAACACCGCTAAAACAAAGGGCAACATTTTACCCATTACATCAGCCTATGATGAAGCACCCACTATTGAATGGCCTGATGCAAACAACCGAGATGCCGTTTGGCATTTAATACCAAGTGCTAATATGTTGCAGCATTTCAAAGCAGATGCCAGCCGCAAAGATACCGAAGGACACATAACACCATTGGTGGATGCCCGTTATTCACAAACAACCCATCCGGGGGGCGGCGAAGTAATATCGCAGACTGAAACCGTTTATGCTACTGACGGCACTACCGTAGTTAATCCATATAATCGCCGTGAGCGCGAAGGAATAGCAGTAAAAGCACAACCAGCCACCGCTATGACTACTCTTGGACCTAAAACCAAAGTCACATATATGACAGGAAGCACCATTACGGTTGAAAACGCTACCCCCTACCCCCCAAGCGGCACTTTGGTAATACTTGGTAAAACGGGTCAAATTACCTATACTGCCCGCACTGAAAACACCTTCACGGTATCATCATTTACAGGTGATTTAATATCAAGTGCTAATGTAATTGGAGGGGAAGTGTGTTTTGGTAAGAATAGCGCAAGCACAAACGCTGCTATTCAACACTTATATCCCCCAACCCATTCACTTGTAGTGCTACCTTCATTTGTGGATAATGCGGCTTCTTTTGCCTTATCTCTTACTGATAAATGGGATGCTACCAGTAGTGATGATATTACTACATATAGCCCAAATATATCATATAGGGGTCTTGGGCATTATGACCCCTCGGACTTTTTTATGCTTACCCCTCAACAGTATTTGTTATCGGATGGTTTTAATTCAGGGATTATCAAATACAAGAAAACACCCGGAACTGGGGGGCTGTCTACTATTTATGCTGATGGTGCTGAATTGACTACTACCGCTTATCCCCCTTATTTGCTTGATAGTGATAAAAAACAATGGCGTATTGCTGGTAATAATCTAAATACAGGGCAAGGTAAAAACATTGATTATGAATTACAATTCCGTAATTTGAACAATGATTCTTTGTCGGCATCAGGAATGGGGCTTGGAAAAGGAGTAAGATTAGGTCATATTATGGCAGTTGGAGTTAGAACTACTGATGCTGCTTTAATGATAATGAATGATGGAGGCGATAATTTAGCAGGTATTGATATTGTTGGGTTTTCGGCTTCGCAAGAACAAAAAATGACAGATTTAGGGGTTTATGATGATTATTCGGCCATAAACATGAGCAAACAGGCTGCTTTATCGGCCTTTATATCAGCCCACCCTTCATTGGATTCAACCGTTCAACATAGTAGTATATTTGTAGCCCGAAAGAGTCAAGGTGTGGGTGTATTGGATATGATGCGTGATTTATCACGTATTGATGGCTACCAGTTGCTATTAACTGATGCAGGGCTATTACTTTATTCCCCTAATGTCTTTATTGGGCGGGACCGCCGCATTGGGTCAAATAGTGGCGCACAATCTATTAGTGTAAGTGCTATGCTTGAAATGGCTAATGAAGTCATTGTTGAAGGAGATAAAGTGGCTGAAAATGAAATAATTAGAGGCAAAGTAAAGGATTTGGAAAAGGTAAAACAGATGGGCGGCAAAGGTAATGATGAGGGAGTCACCCGTATATTACAAGAAAGGGTAGTAGGATTGCGCGAAAATAACCTTGCTTTGCGCCTTGCTAAAGGTTTCTTAAATCGAAGTGAACAGGGTGCTTCACTAATCAAAGTAGAAGGTTTAATGAAAGCCACCGATATTCAACCCGGAGAGATACTAATGGTTGATTTTATAATTGAACATATCAAGGGCGAGTTTGCCGTATTTGAAGTATTTAGAGATTACACTACTGGTTTAACAGACATTATAATAGGGCAATATGAAAAGGGTATTGAAGGGCTTTTGGCTGATTTACAAACCGCTTCAAATGGAGTAATTGATGCTAACCCTTCAAGAACCAAAGAGCGCACTGATTTAGTATTTAATGCCCCAATTAAAATTGTGGCTTCAGCCCGTATTATGACTCGCTTTGTGAATAATACTAAAACAATTATTGGCGGTTATTGGAGAGGAAGCCCCACTACTGCCCCATTGGGTAATATCGGGGTTAGTGGTGGTCGCTCAGGTGTTTTGGCGAATGGTGCTATTTTGGCGGGTGCTTCAACCAATATAGTAGTTGATGGGATAGATGCTACTTTGCGATTTGGAGTGCATGACGGTGTATATACTTCGGCCAATTTGTTGATTGGTTATGTTGCGGTGGTGAATACTAATTTGATTGTCTTAAAGGCGAATAACCTTGTAATTGTGCCTGATAATGATGAATTAAGGGTTGCATCCATAAGGGCGAAGCCCCTCGGTCAATCTAAATCCGTGTTCTATGAGGTGAGATGATATGCCAGTATTAGACGGAATAAAGGCAAAATTAGCAGCACATTTACAGACTCTTGTTAGTCAAATGAGCCTCGGCACTGCTGGTGGAGAGGCTACCAGTCGTGATGGGGGCGCGGGTAATGTAGCCTTTTCAGTCACACCTACCGTTCAACGCCTTGACGATAGGGTAATATCAATTAGCGGTATTTTTGACACCCAAATGATTAGTGCTAATGATATTAAAGAAGTAGTAATTCATGGTGCAACGACACTTGATAGCCCCGCTTACCGCAGCAGTTTTATTCCTATATCCAAGAATAGCACAAATGAGATTCGGGTTGATATTGTCATGGAGGTTAGATAATGGGAACAACAGGCATAGGAGAGGGACACGAAAAAACAGGCACAGGTGCTACATGGCAAACAGACGGCCTAAGAGATACTGATGTGCTATCTACCGCCTCACTTACTGGCTTTGCGGAACGTGGGCTTTACAACGGAATAATACCTCTTACATTAACCAATTATGGTAATGATTCAGGGGGTTCAGACCGCAATAATCCTATTAGTGGTAATTGTGCGGTGCGTAAAAATGGTGCAGCCAGTAATTCTATTTTTGTTGATACAGGAGTTGCTTGTTTAGACGGCATTTACTATAATGTAGGTAATGTAGCGGCGTTTGATATTGATAATGTAGCATTTTACAATGCACGTTTTAATGCGGGAGGTATGGTATTGCCTTCGGTTGTTAATGAAGAATGTTGGGTTTTGGTTATTGTGGACCCTGAATTACCGGGAACAAATAATGTGGGGCTTGTTGGAGGCACTGTTGTTGATACCAGCACTGGTATTTATCCGCAAATGCCTTCTTCTCATTTAATTAAACAATCTTGCATTCTTGGTGCAGTAAGAGTGTCTTATGCTACACCCTTGCTTAATGTAGTATCTGTTGAAGATAAACGCCTTTTTATTAGAGGGGGGCCTATTCCTCTTACTGCCCTTGAGGGGTCAGGTGGGGCTATTGACCCCCAAAATGATTACGGCACAATACCTGCTTTGACCCCCGGAGGGTTGCCTATGGCTACTTTGGGTATGGTTTATGCCCGTGACCCTGCTGGCTATAATCCTTTGAATGCTCATATTCATGGGGCAGGTGAAACACATTTGTTTTATCAAGCAGACCAAGCCATAGGTGCAGGTAATGGTGGTGCATATCAAATTACTCCTGTTCATCGACAAGCAAAAGAGGTAGTGGGTTATGTTGGTTTAGGACCGGCGGCTGCCCCTTTACAATTTACCCCTTTATCTGTTGAGAATACGGCTGGTGCAGCCACATTACATATTGTGTCAGGGGTTTGGGCTGACATTACAGGTAAGACCGTTCCTTTGATTGAAGGGGTGCATTATACAATTATGGGTAAAATAGTGACTTTCATGGATTTGGCTTTGACTGTGCCAGTGCCTCAAGGACCTCTTGGGGCTGGTGATGTATGGTTTTATTATACTCATGCGGGGTATTGAGCGTGGGGAACAAATACAGGGATGCTACTTATCGTGATAAAGTTGAACAAATATGTATTAAATGTGAAGCCCCCGTTCTTGCTTTACGCATAAATGGCTTCTATGCGGGTAGTCGGGAGAGGATATATTTATGGGAATGTCCTACCTGCGGTAGTTTGTGGCGAAAGGCGAGGCCCAAATTAAAACAGATGCCTTCAATCAAGGCTGGTCCGTTGTAAAGCGGCGGGGAATAGGTCTTAGAGAGGGTAGGAAGCCCTGTGAAGGAGTTATGTGTATGGCCCAAGTGCCATTAGGTCAGCAATTTTGTGAAAGATGTCAAACAAATAAGATGGATAAAGGGCAATTTAGGGGCTATTCTAAAAACAACATATCTGATAGGGCTACCAAACAAGGCAAGCGTAGGGCTTGGGGTCAATCACGCAAAAACCAATCTAAGCGCACAACCAATCGCTACAAACGAAACAAGGTTCGCGGTAGTGGTTCAGGGGCAAGACCCAAGATGCGCCGTCAATTAGGTGCAGGTGGTAAGCGACCCATGAGGAATAGATAAGGAAGGGCTTTCTTCCCCCCACATTGGAGAAATGTCGCACTTCAAACCCCAAACCGCCAGTGGTATTGCTTCTATTTTGATATTCCGTATATTAACAAACCTTTTATCCGAAGCCAAACAATTTGCCGCACCTCTTTTACTTGTCGGCATTCTGCGAGAACCCATTAACTTACCACTTTGGTTTTTAACTTTAGTAATCAATTCTTCTGTTGTTGCTTCATTATGTATTTTCAAATACCTAATTGCGCTTTCTCTCCATGCTTTATATTTCATCATTCTTCCTCTCCTTTAGCACGAACTACCCAATTCACCTTAACAAACGGCTTCTTCCCAGTGATATTGTCCTTAAATCTAATTTCCCCATTACGCCTCACTTTGGTAAATATGTCATAACACAGTCTTGCATCTTCCATACACCATCGGGCTACTTTGATGTGTTGTCCTTTACGCCAAGCCATCAGGCGGCGCATTTTAGACCCTAAATCATTTATCAGGGGTTGGGGCTGATTCCAGCGAGCCAATTCACCCAAAGAACAACGCTTTCCTTCATTATCCAAATACTTAGCGGTAATTTTCTTTACCTCATCCATCAAATCAAAATACTGGCCTGTTTGTGAACCCACTAAATTATGCCCTACGTATTCCTTATTAGAAGGCCATTCCTTAAGCGGATTGATAGGACAACCAAGTATTCGCTCGCTAAGGTCAATGTTGGTAAATACCTCATGTTTGAAGCCATCCCATGTGGCGATAAACACCACTTGTAAATCTTCACTACGCCAACCTTCTTCAAAATTAGAATCATAAAAAGTGGCTATTCCTCTCAATCTTACTACCCCCAAGCAAAGTGAATAAAGTTGCGATTCCCTTTACCACTACGGCTAATGGTAATCAAACCACTTTTCTTGAGAGCATTAAACCGCCGCCTTGTAGTAATGTCGGCAATAGATTGTTGTTCAGCGTAAATCTTTAATAAATCCGCCTGTAATACTTTCTTAATACCGTCTTTATCATCCACATATTCTTTACATTGTTTGAAAGCATTACGCCAAGATTCCTTTTCAGCAGTGCTGCGTTTCTTATTTACCACACTTTGTTTTTGTTCAAGCCAAATAATCAAATTGTGAAAATTGTCAAAAATAATCTCATTAGCCATCATTATGTGTTCCTCGGTAATTGTGCTTTCACGGCGAATGGTGGCGATTAAATTAGAAAATATCAATGTGTAATTCTCAATGTTCGGTAAAAATGATAACGCTGTTTCCTTAACATGTTCATTTGAAATGCTACTGGCTAAACTGTAATAATCATCAAGTGCATTGAATAAAGCAGGGTGATACCCCGGAGATATGTCAAATATATCGTGTGCATGTTTTATGGCGTAATCTTCACGCTCTCTATCAGTTAAAGATGCCCATTGGGTAGCCTTTGTCAATTCTTGCCTCATGGTTTGCTCTCTTGGGTTCATTGGGTCAGGCACTTCAATATAGCGACTTTCAAGGCCGATAGCATCCCAAAGGCGTTCTCTTACTAAATCACAACACCCTTGCATATATTCAGCAATTTCCTCATAATCCATTATTTCTTCATCTACCTTTTCATATGCACCACCCATGCGTTTTTCACTGGTTGTGTGGCGTTGTTCGGCGGTAATATCATTTTGAAATAAGAAAACCCGTTGAAAAAAGCCTTTGTCTAATACATGGGCCATAATGTCTTTTGGGGGGAAGGTTGTCATCCACAAGGAAACACCTGAAGGTGTGTGAACGGACCCTCCTACCAAGTGCTTTACTAATACATTGGTGCTTGACCCAAGAGGGGCCATAGCCTGTTGTAAATAAAGTATTTTTTCACTAAAATGAGATTTACTGTCATTTAATAAAACCGAAGCCTCATCAAATACAAGCGTTTTATAGCCATTTAATAGCCCCTCAGTAGTTATTACCTGTGTTTCACCAGTAGGTCGCCCGTTATCATCATATATTCTTTCTTCTTTAACTGTTCCAATCAATTTAGCATCAGAACCAGCAGTAAATGATTCGCTTTCAACACCTAAAGCCCCTAATAAGCGATTAGTGAACTCCCAAGCAATCGACTTACCTGTTCTTGATTGTTGAATCCAAAAGGTATGGACCCTACAATCAATCCATGTCCCAAGAATCGGTATTCTCATATATGGCGCACATAATTGTCCCATCGTAAAAAAGAATGAAAGCAAACCGGCGAACTCATTGAAATATGACACCGTATTAAAGCGGTCAAGATAATGTTTTATAAATCTCGCACCCTCATTATCATCCTGCACAAGCATGTAGTCATCCCACTTGCGAACTTTGTTTTCTAAGTTATTCATTTCCTCACTTATAGTTATTGTCATTTCATCTTCCCCTGCGGATTTCTTGCTATATGGCTCACCCATTTAATGCTTTAGGCGTAGGTAATTTTGACCTTTTCTTTCATCACTGCGTTTTCACTATTCAAGGCATCAACAATTGCCTTCGCCCGAATCTTCCCGACCCCTTCTAATTTCATCAATTCTTTTGTATTAGCACACGATATTTCAGCGATTGAGCCGAACTTCGCTATTAGGCGTGTGGCAATAGCCTCACTACAACCAATTGCACGTAAAGCATCAATGCGTAAATCTTCACTGGTAGTGCGCCGTAGGGTGCGATAAGTGGTAGTGCTGCCTATTGTGCCGTCTTTCTGACACCGCTTAACAATCCATCGGGCGGCGGCAGATGAAGTAGGGAAGTGCATAATAGTCATATCAAAATCCACATCAAAGCGGGCCAAAGAGCCTATAAATTGGGCTTCTACGCGGGCATAGGGCATCTTACTGCCTCGCCGCCGCAAACGCCCCACATAACCGTCTAATTTACCATGAATGACTAACACCATGCGGGCATAATTATCATCCATGTTTTCTAATTGGTGTTGAAGGTGGCCGCTTTGTAATGATTGAAAATAGTCTTGCATACTCTTTGCTTCAATGCCTAAAGAGCCATAGCAATAATCGGTAATGAGGTTTTGTTTGACTTCCCATTTTATTTTATTTTTATCAGCGTGTTTTTTTACTGCTTCTTCAAGACCTGACCGTTCACGATTATCAATATACAATATCTTATCTGCCATTTAGATGCCTCCTTAACTTACGCTCACATCTTGTGCAAAGCCGATGCTCAGGGTGCAATACCTTAACCATCATTCCACAACCTTTACATTTTTTGATGCAGAATCCCTCCTTTCACTTAATATCAATTCTTCTAACTTGGCTCGGTTGAGTAAATCTGTCACCAACAATGCCCAACGGGGGTCACCAGTGATGGCAACGGTTTGACCTCGCTGGCATATTTCCATAGCACCGGACATTTCTTCACTATCTCTAAAAGCCCATTCCGGTTCATCAAAGCCAAAGTCAGACCAAGTGAACTCATTTTGCATGGCTTGTAGGTCTTTTACTTCGTCTTTTACCTCATTCATTTTAGCACTAATGGCGGCTAATTTATCGGCTCTTATCTTTTCTAAATCTTCTTCTACCATCATTCTTCCTCCGTTGGTGGTTTTATTCCCTGCAAGCAAGAGATACACTTTCTAAACCCACGGCGGGCTATTTTATCACAATTTCTAACTACACATAATCTCATTTTTAATATCTCCTTCGTTTTTTTCAATTGAATTATTTTTAGCGCATTTTTCAATTAAATAATCGTTTTTTCAATTGAATTATTGCCCCCCACTACCGTCATAAAACGGGCATTTACCTAAGCAATAACCATTCTCATATAATGTCCTACAAGATGGGGTTTTGTAATATCGGTCCACACTATGTTCAACATAACTACTGGTAATATCTTCTTTGTAGTCAGACCAATTCAACACTTTAATGAAAGCCTTGATTGACTCTTTGATACTTGCATTAGAGGTTGGTGATGAACGAGGGGGGCGGGCAAATGACCTGAAGCGGTCTTGTAAGAATAAAATTAGATATACCCTTGCTTCGTGTGGCGGGTTTGGTTGTTCGCAAGCCGCAGTAGCCAAACAGGGTAATACAGATATTTTGCCTACTTTTTTCATATCCACTTCAACCGCTTCGGCTTCAAAGGGTTGGTTGGGGTCCCGCTTCTTTACCTCAAGCGTAAGCCCCTTAGAGCCGTAAATGTTCATACCTGAATGGGGCTTGTTTGCTTTATTTAGTATTGCCTTCCATTCACCTTCTAAATCACTGGTAGTGAGGGGCATTCCCCAATAACCTCTTTTGAAGTTATATGTGTTGGGGATGCGAATATGCCGGTCAGGTCGAAATGATACTACGGGGTCAAGTGTGGATAAATCCCATTCCTTTACCCACCCCTCTATCATACGCCGACCAGCAATCAGTATATCGGACATTTCTGCCCCTTCAGGATAATATGTGCGGTCAAGATTAACCCATATATGAACCCCCCCGCCAGTGAACCACATACCATGTTTCCAGTTATTTGAGAGCAAGTGTTGGTGCAGCATATTAACTTCTTCAATGCACCTATTACCTGCTTCAATCGCGGTGCGCCCATCAACCAAAGCCCGTTCATAGTCTAAATCAATTACAAAATGGGGTATTATGGCGGTAGAGTATTCGCCCCTATGCCCGTTTGGTTTTAATTCCCTAAAACCATAAACAGTAGTGGTTAAATTATCTCCCCCATTAGTGGCGTTCACGTAATGTTGTAATTCCTCCATCGTATGCACCACTTTGCGCTTCCGCATATCTACTTCGCGCGGAAAATGTCGAAATAAATGTGCCATTTGTCATCACCAAAGAAAGGTTTGTTTATTCTTTTCTTTTATTATTTCTTCTTGAGCATCAGACCAATGATTTATTCGTTGTTTGGCGATTTCGATATATTCCTCGCTCATTTCAATACCTATAAAATTGAAGCCTTCTTGGGTGGCGGCGATACCAGTTGTCCCTGAACCCATAAAAGGGTCAAGGGTGATTCCATTTGGTTGAGTCACAAGGCGGCATAAGTAGCGCATGAGGGCAACCGGCTTTACCGTTGGATGTGGGTTCTTCATGGGGAGTCGGTTCGCAGGGTTGCGCCCGTTGGCGATGAGTCCTTCTTCACTGTGAAAGCCACCGTAGTCAGTGCGCTCAACATCAACAAAGTGTTCAAGCCCTGCGTTTCGCTCGTCTTTGCTTGCTTTAGCGCAGTAAAAGAATCGGGATGCACCGCCTTTATCTCCATATTGAGGACCACAAGGAATATGATTACGGTTTTTACCCCATATTGCCCCGATAGATTGTTCCCTATCATTACGGGGCGCACCACTTTGAGTAAAACCACTTTGCTCATCAAGCATAGCACTTGCTTCTTTATCAAAAATGATATTCGCAGGGAAACGGCCTTTTGGGTTTTGAACAAAGGTGTTTTCTGTTCCTTGTTGAAACATACCTAATGCTTGCCCCGTTCTTTCATCGGCAGAATGAGATACCAAATTGCCACCTGATACTAATTTATCATTAGTTCCAACCCTGCAACCGTCAATGTTCAATCCGCCTGTGCCATGCTCAAGCACATTCTCAACGATAGTTCCGATGAGAGGCTTACGGGCGACCACGATAGGCTCATGGGCGGGTTTGAGGGCTGAACCCCAACCATCCCATTGTTTCGCTTCGGGTGTGGCGGGGGCAGTTCTCTTAGCATAATTTTCTTTGTTGGGTCTTACCTTGCTTGAATCATACCCCACAACTTTTCTTTCCGCACCTTTGGCTTTGTCTATTGCCTTGCTGATGTTCAACGATTTAGGAAAACCCGACCCATACACCCACATGATTTGGTCCCTGATTTCAAACCCTGCATCTTCAATGTTCACCGCCATACGGTGATAAGTGCGAGAACCGGCGAATGAAAGAAGGTGGCCTCCGGGTTTTAAGACCCTTAAAGCCTCTTTCCAAATCTCAACAGACGGCACATCGTAATCCCATTTGGATTGCATAAAATGTAATCCATACGGTGGGTCGCAGACGATAGAATCAATTGTATTGTCATCCATTTCGGCCATTACCGTGAGGCAATTCCCATGTAATAATTCAAACCCCATAATATCATCACCAAAGGCTTTTTTGAACGGTTGTTTTACTGGCTTTTCTTTCACTTAAATCTAATGAATCAACCGCTTCAACACGCTGCCCAATCCATTTCATTACCGGAACTGCCATACTATTGCCCAATGCCTTGTAGCGGTGGGTTTGGGGGCAATCTTCAATAGATTTACCTTTGTATGGTATTTGAGTATAATTGTCAGGGAAGCCCTGCAAGCGTTCACATTCATTTGGGGTTAGGCGGCGCACAACATGGGTTGTTTCAAATATCGCGCCCACAATCTTCTGTTGTTCTTCGCTTTGTGGTGAACGGCTATCAAGATTCCATGATGTAAGAGTCGGTGCTACCACCCCTTCTTTTTCCATCACCATTGGCCCATTATCAATAGCAATACCAGTATTAGACCCCATCGTTGAAGCCGTTTCACCTGTAATTTGATGATTCCAAATATCAACACCAATTTTTTCATTGACTAAGACTTCCATACCATCTCCGCCCGAACAACGCAAAGTGCATCCTTTTTCACTTTCGCTATATTCAGCAAAATCGCTTTCAATATAGGTTTTAGAAACACCAATACATTGCCGTTCAATACCTGCTCGCATACCTGCCCCTACACCATAAGAAGCGTCAAGGGTTGGTGATGGGTCGTGCATAGGGGCTTGAACTACTATTGCTTCGGCTTCAACGGCCTCTTGCCCTGTTCTTGAGTAAGGAGGCCCTGAAGCCGTCATTGCTGGCCCAACATCAGCACAATGGACTATTCCTTTTTGCATAGGGG